TGGACTCACCGACTCCCGTAGTCATCATTGCAGATCCGGGAGTAGACGCTAAGGAGAACTGACTTGTCGAGTATAGGGTTTGGGTTGTTTAAGGCTCTTATCGAAACCGACACTCCTTTTTCTAGTCTGCAAAATCACTCTATAACCGAAGATCATTTCCAAAACAAAGAATTAGATGCTTATAGATTCATACGTCAATTTATTCTTGAGTACGGGCAGTATCCTACTCTAGAGACTATAAGCAGACACATATCCGAGCAACTAGCCTTCACAGATTTGCCAGCCGAGGCAGTGCCGTATTGGGTTGGAGAGGTAGCAGAGAGAAAACGCTATAGAGATATGCACTCGTGCATGCTTGACATGCGTAGGCAGATAGAGGAGCAGAACATTGAAGAAGCCTTAAATTTAATGGGTAGAGGCTATATCGACTTACGCGAGTCATACGTTAGTAAACGTATGGTCGATATAAGAGAAGTTCAACGAGAAGTATTAACAAAACATGACGAGGTACAAAGTACTCAGGAATTGATGGGAGTACCTTTTGGATTTTCTTATATAGATCACCAATCTGGAGGAGCACAAGATGGAGACTATATAGTTATAGTAGGACAGACCGGAGTAGGGAAAACATACCTCGCTCTTAAAGTAGCTAAAGCAGCACATAACAGTGGTAGGAATGTGATCTTCCTATCGACAGAGATGCCGAACTTACAGACTGCAAGGAGAGTACTTGCAATAGAGGGAAGGTTCTCAACTGATGATTTAAAGAAAGGTAGAATGAGCTATTTTGGGAGAGAGCGAGCAGCAAGAATAATTGAGGAAGGGGCAGTATATGACGGAGAGCGAGGCAACTATTTTTACTTACTACCTGGAGGTATGTTCCCAAAGGTCGAAGACTTTACGGTAGTAATCAAAGAACTAAAACCAGACTTTGCAGTTATCGACGGGGCATACCTATTGCAATCAAGTTCAAAAAGTTCATGGTGGGAGAAAAACATGGATGTAGCAATGACTCTCAAGAATCTTGCTATGAACGAGAATATCCCTGTACTCGCTACTTATCAGTATGGCAAGAAAGATACCGGTAAGTTAGAGGGAGTAGGCGGGGGCTTTGCGATTCCACAGATAGCCGGTGTAGTACTCTCTTTTGAGTACGAGCGTAAAGAGGACGTAGGAAGTACAAGCGAGGTACAGTCAAGAGTGCTTAAGCTGACCAAAGGTAGAGACGGAGAGTCTGGAAGTATACGAGTCGAGTATAACATGCGTACTTCACAACTTACTCAGATAAGGAGACTCTCTGGAAGTATCTACGAGGAGCCAGTGTATGAACCTGACCTAACAGACGAAATGCCCTTCGCTCAAATTTAATCCTTGACATGCCCGCCGAGCTATAGTATATAAGTACTTGACTCCCTTAGTGGTGTTGCCATACTATCCATTCCCATCCCTAGAGGGGAGGTGCGACTGCCCATTGCACCTCCCCTTTTCTATTGACTCCCTATTTTATCCGTGTTATTCTTTACGAGTAGATAAAAAATTTTACTGTAGTGCGAAGAAGTTTAGTGAGGGTTTTATGTCAGAGAACTACTTTAAAGACACAGTATTACCGAGCGTGGATCTTCCATACAAAGGGAGCTATAGTATCCCCGAAACTTGTAATATCATGGGTTGTAGCAGAACTAAACTATGGCAAATGAACCGCAAGGGCGAGATAGTGATAGCTCCTAACAAAAGAGTTTATCGTAGGGAACTTGAAGTAATATTCAACAAACAACGAGTCTACATACCTTCCACGAAACGTTAACAATACCCGCCCTCTTGCTTCTCTTATATAAAAGGTGTAGGATGATCTCATTTGGTGTCCATAGAACCAAGGAGAGTGCCTATGCTAGAGCTAGTAAAAGCCCACCGAGAAACTCCTGACTATTCCATTTATTTAAAACTTTTTGAGAAAGCAACAAAGTCGGAAGATCAAGTAGTCTATGGCGAGGTCTACGTTCCGAATCGAGTAGACACAGACCATGAGACTATGAGTTCCGAGGATGTAGAGAAAGCAGCGTGGGAGTTTCTCTCTACAGGCAAGACTAGTAAGATCGACATACAACACGACTTGGCGGAGTCTGGATGCCAAGTCGTCGAGTCATTCATTGCAAGAGAGGGATGGGAGCCTTGGGTCGAAGGCTCGTGGGTAATGGGAGTTAAATGTCCAGACGATATTTGGAAACTCGTTAAGTCAGGTGAGCTTAACGGGTTTTCTTTTTATGGTACGAGTAAGAAAGTTCCAGCCAAAGTACTCGTCGAAGTAGCCAAGCAAATGGCAGGAGTCACCGAAAAGAACACAGAAGAAATCCTCCCTCCGCACACTCACGCCTTTGTATTAAATCTAGACGATAAAGGAAATATAGTCTCCGGTAAAACAGATGTAGTACTGGAGCACTCGCATGCCATAAAGCATGGCACTGCAACAGAGGAAGAGATTGACCATAGGCACAGACTAGTATTGGAGTAAAGTCATGAGCAAAGTAAAAGAAGTAACTACAACTATCGAGGACGAGGTCGTATTCATGGTAGATCCAAAAGTCGAGTTCGTCTCCTTGGTGAAGTATGGAGCAAACAGAGCGCCGTTTAAAGTAATTAAAACCGACAAGACAAAGGAGGACGACAACATGAACAAGGTTGTGCAAAGTGTTCTAGTCAGAAACGATCTCTCCGACGAGAACATTGCCAAAGCATTAGAGGGAATCGATAAAAGGGACGAGCAGAAGTTTAATACCTTCACTGCTTATCCACAGGTTCCGATTGCCAAAGTAAACGAGGATACTCTCATAGTGCAGAAGCACGAGGAAGTAGACGGAATCTTTTTCGTACTCGGAGACTTGGCAGAAGGCACCGGCGAGCATGGCACACTGCAAGTGGATGTCAAAGAAGCAGTGGATTATGCTACGATGGATAATCTCTACTCGGAACTCTACGCAATGGCCGATGTAGTAGGCGGAGCGATGAGGCAGGAGAATGCGGATGCGGATTTTCGCAAAACAACCATTTTAACTACCATCGACAATTTCCGTGCCTTTGCAGAGGTAGTACTGGAGAACCTTTCCGAGAAAGCCATAGAGAAAGGAGTCAACGCCGAGGATCATCCAGATCTAGTAGTTGACATACTCCATACTATCCAGACCGCCGAAGTCGATGATTTAACCGAAGACGACGAGGCAAGGAAACAGGCCGAAGCAGAAGCAAAAGCCAAAGAAGAAGCCGACGCCGCAGCAGCGACCGGGGCCGGGGAGGGCGAGGAGACTCCTGACCTTACCACAGTAGTCTCCTCGTTCAACGAAGCGCTTAACGCCTTCGGTGACAAACTGATCGGAGCCATCGGCGAGACGACAAAGGAAGTCTCCACGAGTAACAAGAAAGTCACAGAGACTTTGGAGACGGTAGCCGGTAAATTGGAAGAAATCCAAAACACCACGGTCACAACAAAGACCGAGAAGGAGGAGGAGCCAGACGATACTGGAAGACAGATGCCGAGTCAATCGGACAGACTGTTCAAAGGTGCTTTCTTCAAAGGCATGTCAGACTTTCGTTAATCCGTAAACCAATCGAGTAACCAAATCTAACCTACAATATGTATAAGGAGGACTAGTAACATGAAAGACAATCGGTATATAGTCGAAAAGGCTGATATTGCGGTAAGTAACCTAATCGCCAGTGGAGGCTACCTCAACTCCGAGCAAGCCAATGCTTTTATCAGGTTAATTATCGATCAGCCAACCATCATCAACGAGTGTCGAGTCGTGCGGATGAGCGCACCGAAACGGAAGATCGAGAAGTTAGGGTTCGGAAGTAGAATCCTGAGAGCAGCTCCGGCGAGTGGAACCGCGCTAGATGCGAGTAAGAGAGCTGCACCGGATCTCGGTCTGATCGAACTTGAAACCGAGGAGATCATTGCAGAAGTTTGGCTCCCCTACGATGTATTGGAAGACAACATCGAGAGAGGCGGGCTTGAGCAAACCATCATGAGTATGATTGCAGAGCGAGCAGCCCTCGACCTTGAGGAGTTAATCGTGCTTGGCGATACCGGAAGTTCAGACTCCTACCTCGCCCTGTGTGATGGTATGATTGCCCTCACTCCTACCGGGCACACCATCGACGGTAGTGGGATCACCGACATTGACAAAGGACTTTTCAAAGAAGCGATTCAGAGAATGCCCACGAGGTATCTCCGCAATCGTGCAATGATGAAACACTATGTCTCGCATCATGTGGAGATGGAGTATAGAGACTCTATTGCCGACCGAGCTACCTCGCTTGGCGACGAGAAGATCTCCAAGTTTACACCGATGTTTGCTTATGGTACTCCCGTACAGCCGACAGCCATGATGCCCGACAACAAAACCTTTCTCTCCTATCCCAAAAATATCGTTTGGGGTATCCAGCGAGACATCATGATTGAGACGGACAAAGACATCCGTAGGCGAGTACTGATCATCGTACTCACCATGCGTTGCGATGTGAAGATCGAAGAGCCACAGGCTTGTGTAGTAGTCGAGAACTTCACCGATGCCGGTCTGCCGTCTACCACGACCACTACTACTGTTTAATTATAGTAGTGAGATAGGAATAATCATCATGGCATTAGATACGACTGTAGGCGGGAGCAGTAGCGAAAGCTACGTCACCGTAGTAAATCTCAACGAGTATGTTGAGGCTATCTATGGAGACGGTGCGTCCACCTTCCTAGATTTGGACGAGTCCTTAAAGGAGCATAGGTTGAAGTTAGCTGCCTTGCTTATGAATACTTTTCCGTTTCGAGGAGTCAAGGCGAGCTTCAATCAACGCTTGGAGTTTCCGAGATGGTGGAGAACGGATGACGAGTATGACTTCATTATGGATGATGAAGAATACATACTCGACTACTCTGACATAGAGGATAACGCTCCTACTGTTCCTGCCGAAGTCGAGTATACCCAAATGGAGATTGCCTATCAAGTGGTTAATCATATGTTAAGTCTCGATCCTCTAGCGTTTCCGGAGAAAGAGATTAAGGCGTTCGAGTTAGGTGGGTCACTAGCACTGGAGTTCTTTGGGCCAGGGATGACTAGTAGTATGTCCAAAGGCTCTATCTCGTCTCTTGATATTATCTATGCCTACTTAGGCAGATGGTATAAGCGAATAAGTGGCGGAGTCGTTTAATGGGAATCTTTGCTCAGATACAATCAGCAGTGGATAGCATACTCCCTCAGTTATACGAGGACGAGGATCTGACTACTATAGTAACTTGGAGAAAATTCTCTGACTCTGACTTCGACGAGGATGCTGGAGTCAATGTAGATACTTACACTGACTTTACAAACATCACAGCTATCAAGGTAGAGAAAGAAGTGTCGAGTAGGAGTCTTTGGCAGACGGGTCAGACATCAGGATCTTGGGGTATAGCTAGTGGCGATGTAATATTCTTATTTAGAGATCAACACGTACCCGAGGGAGTAAGTATCAGAGACTTAATTGTTGATAATGATACGGGTTATACTTACTCGGTGAAGAAAATATTTCCTGTATTTAATCTTATAGTAAAGGTGGAAGTCTCAGGGTATGCTTAATCTGACCATCGATATATCTAGAGACAAAATTCCTGATCTAACAGAGGGTCAAGTCAGTAAGCTAACGAGGAGTGTGGCCAGTCGAGTAAGACAGGCAGTAATTGATGCTACTCCGGTTGGTGATAGATCCTTGAAGGGAAGGAAGCGAACAAAGAAACAATGGACTCCGGTAAGGAAAGATGCTGGAGGATACTCGTTTGGTAATCCTGCTCCTCAATCAGCAGCATTGGAGTATGGAAGCGAAATTGGAAAACGTCCGTGGCCTAGTGCAAGACATCGGACAGTCTACAATGAAGGGCGAGTATACTCTAGTCAGGCACCGGAAGGTATTACTACCAAAGCTAAAGTTGACGAGATCGCAGATAAAATAGCTGTCGAGTTATTTGAACTTTTAGTACAAGGGAGATCCATTGCAAAGGGATAATATAGTAGTCGAGATCCAGTCTAGACTTAATCTGATAAAGATAGCAAACGGGTATGATTTTGATATTCGATATATCTTTCGCAATCCAGAGGGAGAACCTAGTCCTGATTTAATGCCTTTGACTAATATATTTGAGTTTTCCTCGTCTACCGTAGATGAGACTATGCGGAGAGGAGCAAAGGAGAAACCAGTATACAAAAAGTTCTTTAGAGTAGTTCTAGAGCATTGGTACAATTCAGCCAGCAAAGGAGAGTGTAGTCGAGACATTACAACGTTTTTGAAAGCAGCCCGACTCGCTATCTTTGCAGACGGTCAAACTCTAGGAGGACTAGCCTCCATAATAGTAGAGGAGGAAGTGTCCCGAGTATACCGTCCTATGCATAATGTAGTAGGTATCGGAGAAGTTTTATCAATTCAATTTACAGAAGATTTTAACAATCTATAAGGAGGAAACTAAATATGTCAGCGAGTCCTCATAGTACAACATTATACACGCTAGGACGTGGGATAGTATCCATTGCAGCGTGGTCTGGAACTACTCCTCCAGGCAGTCTCGATGATGTGGGGAACTCTCCTCGCTTCGAGGTTGAAGTAACTGAGGAGAAGCTAGATCACTATTCCTCACGTTCCGGCACGCGAGTCAAAGACAAGTCCGTGGTCTTGGAGACAGGGTATACTCTGAACTTTGACCTCGACGAGTTTGCGGTGAGTAACTTGGCGATGTTCTTGCTCGGTAGTGTGAGTGGGAATGTTATCTCCGCAAACACCGAGTTAGATAAGGAGTATGCAGTCCAGTTTGTGAGCGACAATCCAGCGGGGCCAAATGAGACATGGGAGTTCCATCGAGTCACATTGTCTCCCGGTGGTGCATTGAACTTGATTTCAGACGAGTGGAGTCTCATGACGTTTAGTGGTGAGGGTCTAGCAGATACGTCGAACAACCCGACCTCGCCGTACTTCACTGTGACGTTTGCAACTACGACTACCACAACTGTTTAATTCCTACCAATAACTGAGTGCTAGTACATAAACGCTAGAACACTCATATCGGAGGATCTATGAATAACCAAGAAATAAAGACACTATTTCCAGCGCGGGAGGTAGTACTTTCCGATGGCGAAACAAAAGTCACGGTTACTCCTCTCTCGCTGGAAAACCTTCCAAAAGTTGCCGACTCCTTTGGTATACTAATGAAGCATGCCGAGGGAGGAACAATTGGCCCTTCCGAGATAGCAGCAAAAGCCCTTGGAGAAGTACTAAAAATAGTTCCTTACTGCATTGATCTTCCTGCGAGTAAAGTGCCTTCCGTTGATGTTCCTGATATTTTAGAGATAGTAGTCGAGCAGAATATTACGGAGGGAGTTGTGGGAAAGTGGATGAGCCTCGTTCAAAAAGTCCTAGTCGTAAGCGGAAAAGGCGATCTGATCGAGGCAGTGAAAAACACAGCTTCTCAAGGATAATAGCTGAGAGTGTCGAGTTTTTAATAAGTGAAGGGCATATCTTTTCTGATATTAAAAAGTATAGTATTCCGCAAGTCTTCCTATTTGTGGATCTCATATCGAGGAGGTTTGATAGACAAACGGAATCACTAGATAGGAGTAGCACTCATGGCAACAGGAGCGACAGTCAACCTGGAGCTACTTATACGAGCTACAAACAGCGCCTCCAAAGAGGTAGTAAAATTACAAAGCCAGCTAAACGAGTTAACCCGAGGCGCAGTAGAGTTCGGAAAGAAGTCAGCACAGGCTAATCAAAAGAGTGCTAAAGAGTTAACTGCACTTGAGAAAGAAGTCAGGAGTTATACTGACGCAGCTAAGAAAGCAGAGGAGGCTACCAAAGGCTTCGGAAAAGCAGGAGCAGCCCTACTAGGCATAGCAGCGAGTCTCTCGGCAGCAGCGTTCTTTCCTATCAAGAGTGCAGCAGATTTTGAACAAGCCTTAAGCGGAGTAATCGCAGTAACAGGTGGGGCCGAGGAGTCTATAGAGGCTCTAAAAGCCACCGCTAGCGAGTTAGGTAGAACTACTCGTTTCACTGCTCAAGAAGCAGCAGTAGGTATGCAGTATCTTGGTCAAGCCGGTTTTGATGCTGGAGAAGTAATCGCCGGTATTGGCCCGTCTCTCCAATTAGCCGTAGCAGCAGCGGTAGACCTCGGACAAGCTGCAAACATCGCAACTAATGTACTCTCCGGTATGCGACTCCCCGTTTCAGAACTCCAAGTAGTAGTAGATGTACTTGCCAAGACAGCAGCCGAGTCAAATGCAGAACTTACTGACATGGCCGATGCTCTCTCCTATGCAGGCCCAATCGCAGCAGCAGCGGGAGTAGGCTTACAGGATCTTGCTTCGGTAGTAGGTGTCCTCGGAAACGCAGGTATTCAAGGAAGTAGGGCGGGTACTGCATTGCGAGGAACTATCTTTGCCTTGACCAAACCAACAGGCGAGGCAGCAGCAGCGTTAGATAGATTAGGAGTAAATATCCAGCTAGACACAGATGGAAGTCTAGATCTAGTAGATGCATTTCATCAACTAGCCGATGCAGGATTAAACGCAGCAGATGCACAAGAGATCTTCGGTCGATATGCCTCGTCAGGTGTACTCGCTATTACTTCTCAGATAGACGCTCTCGACGATATGATAGTAGCGAACGAGGCAGCAGCGGGAGCAGCAGAGAAGATGGCACAGACGATGAAAGACAATCTCAAAGGAGCATTCGTCGAGCTACTCTCTGCATTGGATGGGTTGAAGCGAGCATTTGGAGATCCACTATTAAAACCACTGCGAGCAGTGATTGAACTAGTCACTGGCTTCTTAGGTGTGATTACTTCTATCGCAGAGGAGATGCCTGTATTAACCAAAGTGATCGGAGTCTTAGCAGGAGTAGTAGCGATACTCGCAGCAGGATTTGGAGCATTAGCCTTAGCAGTAGCTAGTTTCAATGCAACTCTTGGAGCGTTAGCTAGCACGAATGTAGTTACTACATTATTGCAGATGAAAGCAGCAATGTTGGGATATGCATCTGCTACCAAAGTTGCCTTGACTACTACCATAACTTTTGAGGGCGTATTAAAAGGATTGAAGTCCATAATGCTTCTTGTTCAGAGAGGATTAAAAACACTGTGGACAACTATGCTTGCTAATCCGATAACTGCACTACTAGTGCTTGTCGGAGGATTGATACTATACTTTGCAGAACTTAGTGAGAAGCAAAAAAGATTAGCAGAGGAGGCTAAACTAGCAGCAGTTGAGTTCGATGCACTTAGATCGAGTTATAGCAAACAAATTAGCTCGCTCAAAGAAATGGAGGAAGGAAGTAAGAAAGCCATAGCTACCGGCAAGAACATGCGAGAGCAGTTGTTAAAGACAGCGGAGAGTAATAAAGAGTTGTCTGTAGAGGCAAGGAGGGCTGCAAATAGCATAGACGAGTTCACAGGGAAAGTTAAAGATGGTGGAGTAGCTCTAGAGGCATTCGTACAGAGATCCAAAGAATTAGCAGAAGTCAATTTGAAGAAGCAAGTCGAGGCAGCAAATCTCCAACTAGATCGACACATAGGGAAAGTTAAAGATGCTACCTACTGGTGGAACGAGACTAACAAGAGTCTCAAAGCTACGTGGGGTCTAATTACAGGAGGAATATCAGGATGGAAGCGAGTCACCGCAGAGCAAGTAGCGGAGACTAAAAAAATGAGAGACGAGATAGAGCTTACTAATCGCTCCGTTGTAGAAATGATAGATAGTTGGGGCGAGTTCGATGTAGGTATGTCTCAACAGGAAGTAATCGAATATTTTAGAATAGTACGAGGCTACTCTAAAGAGCATGCTGAGTCCATAGCAGCTACTCATGCAGCGATGCAAGAGGAAGGAAAGATAACTAGGGATATAACTAGGTCTGTACAAGAAATGAGTCTTGAAGGACTTAGAACAGATATATCGGAGACTACCGTTGAGCTAGCAAAAATGGCTGACGAGTACGAGGACTTAAAACAAAAGAGTGCCGAGGCAGCAGAGGCAATATCCGCAGTTCCGGAGAATCTAAGAGACAGGGCAACAGCGGAGACGGAGGCATTCAAGAAAGCAAACGAAGAGAGAATAAAGGCAAAGCAGGATCTACTAGCTAAGGAAACGGAGATAAACAGTGCATTAAGTGTACTTCAAAAACAACTGGCCGAGGAGACTGCAAAGAACTATAAGGCAGAAATAGACGAGCTTGAGAGAAATAAAGAATTAGGTCTACTCGCCGAGTGGGAGTATAATCAAAAAATAGCTAAAATAGATAAAGACAATGCCGAGGCTAAATTAAAGAATGCTCAAGAGCTACAAAAAGCACTAGTAGAGATACAGGAGTCTACTACTCAAAAACTGGCAGTATCAGGAGATATCGGAAATCGGTTAAGGAAGTCTCAAGACGAGGTAACTAAATATACTAAGGCAGCAGCGGACGAGAGACTAAAACATCAAATCCAAGTCAATGAGTATATAGCAGAGTCCGAGGAGGATGCAGCGGGTATTCGCATAGACTTAATGGAGGAAGGAACCGAGAAGTTTATAGCAGAGAGAGACGCCGAGCTTGATGCCCTAAGAGAGAGTGCAGAGGACATGGGCGTCGAATGGGATAAGATGTACGGTATCCGCAATGCGATTGTAGCTAAGTACGATAAAGAGATCGAGGATTGGAATAAAGAGCAAGAGGAGAAAAGAAAGAAAGAAGCGGATAAAAGAGCAAAGGAAGAAGAGAAGCGAGCCGAGGCGTTAGCAAAGGCGAAGATAGACGCAGATAAGGCGATAACGGAAGTACAGAAGGGTGCAGCAGACGAGGATGACTACGAGACTAGAAATCAATTAGAATTGCAAGCCCTGAGAGATAAGCATGCCGAGCAGTTAGAGATAATCAGCAAATTTTATGACGACGAGGCACTACTAAAACAGATTAGAGATCAACAGGAGATAGAGCTAGAGCAAAAGAAACAGGATCAACTAGAAGCTATCCGAGCAATGCAGTGGGAGCATGGTAAAGAAGCAGCAGCCGATGCAGTCGAGGCAACGAAGTGGATGTTTGGCGAGCAGTCGAAAGAGGCAAAAGCAGCATTCGCTCTCCAAAAAGCAATGGCTATCAAAGACACGATAATGACTACTTATAAGAGCGCTCAAAGTGTCTTCGACTCGCTATCGAAAATTCCTTATGTTGGGTATGCACTAGGAGCAGCGGCAGCAGCGGCGACAGTAGCAGCGGGTCTTGCTAGAGTAGCAAAGATTAGAGCGCAAACATTGGCGGAAGGCGGCGAGGTAAAAGGCAAGTCTCCACACCCGAAGGCAGACAACGTGCCTATATGGGCTACTGCTAAAGAATTTGTACAACCCGTCTCCGCAGTGAGTTACTACGGTAGAGACATAATGGAAGCACTTCGCAAAAAGATGATTCCACGAGAATTATTCAGTGGACTTCCTGTTCCGAAGTATGCCTATGCTAGTAGTCCGTCGAGGCGAGGATACGCTACAGGTGGTCAGGTATCGGGTATGGGAGGAGGCGTTTCTAACGCACCCGCCCAACAGAAGCAAGAAATTAAGATTATGAACTATGTAGATCAAAGAGAGATGCTGTCAGCATTAGGAAGTCCCGAGGGCGAGAGCGCAGTCATAAACGTTATAAGTAGCAACAGAGATAAAGTGCAGCGAGTACTCCGATGAGCGTAGATGCCTACATGATGATAGAGTGTGAGTGGGAGTCTGAATTTTACATTGACTACACTTATGAGACGAGTATACTCAGGACGGTATATGGGTATGAGCAAAGATCCGCACTTATAAGCTGGCCGAGGAGAAGCGTCAAATATGACATAACTTTTATGAGTGAAGCGGAGTCGGCATACTTCAATCGAGTAGTACAGAAACATCAAGGAGGTGTGTTTGGAGTACCTGTATGGGGAGAGCATGGATCTCTAACTGCTCAAGCAACAGCGGGGCAAGGGTATGTAGACTTAACAGATATTGACAAGACAAACTACGAGGTAGGCGGTCTTGCTGTAATCTATAACGATTGGGATGATTATGAAGTAGTCGAAATTTATAGTATGACCACCACTCGCTTGACTCTTGAGAGTACTCTTACAAATACTTGGCCTAGTGGAAGTTCCATATATCCTATGCTTCATATGACTATGGAGCAAAATGTTCCTTTGGATAAAGTGACCAGTGCATTTGGAGGAGCATCTGTAGCATTCAAAGAAGCGTGGGAAGATACTATAACTCGCAAGATACTGAGTCATAACTTTCCTATGTATAAAGGGTACTACGTATTCAACAAAGAGCCTAACTGGATAGAAGGAATGAGTATCTCGTTTAGTAGACCATCTGAGTTTCTACAAAAGCTAGGAGTACAGATACGTTATACTAGAGAGCCAGAGAGCGAGTATACACTTGAGGGTCAATTTCTTTGGGATGGTGTTAGCGAGTGTGCGGAGATAAGAGGTTTCTTCGATTCATCGATAGGAAAGTGGAAACAGTTCTGGAGTCCTACTTGGCAGAGAGATGTAGTAATCACAGGAGCTATCAGTTCGAGTGATACTACTATAACAATAGAGAATATAGAGTACTCCTCATATTGGGCAGAGAATACGATTATAGGGAGATACCTTTTTATAATGCTACCGGATGGCACCGAGCTATATCGAAAGGTAGTCGGTTGGCCCTCCTCGACTCAGTTAACTCTAGGAAGTGCGATAGGGCAAGACGTAGCCGTATCGGTAGTAAATAGAATACTCGTCAGCTTTTTACTACCTGTTAGGTTTGAAATAGACACTATGGAGATGGGGTATCCTAAGCCACTAGTCGCAGAGACTACGCTTAGAATGCAGAGTATCCACGATGAGACAATGAGCTATACTACTACCACCACCACAACGATATGAGAGAGACAAGTAATCAAATAGATGGTTTGGAGACTTCTCGTACTAGAAAGCCCATTGATCTATACGACTTCTGGAATGACCAGTTGAGCTATCGAGTAACTAGTGCGGATAGTGAGATAACCTATAATGGTTATACTTATGAGCCAGCATATATAGGCAGACAAAGGATGAGTCATAGTGCCGATATGACTATAAGTAAACTCCAAGTAAACGTAGACAAGCTACAACCCGAAGTAAAGAGCTATTTGACCGCAGCGCCGCTAGACGAAACTTGGGTACGAGTAATACGAGTATTCAGAAATCAGTCTCCCCGTGAAGGTATGGTGTACTTCATGGGAACTCTAGCTAGATGCCAAATACGAGGGAGAGCAGCTACTCTACAGTGCGAAGGATTGGAGAAGTTTTTAGGACAGCCTGTGCCTCGCCCCCGCTATCAAAAGAAATGCACACTTCAATTATACAGTACGCAGTGTGGAGTAACTAAATCGAGTTACGCTTCTACTTACCCTCTACTCTCCGTAGGGTCAGATCTAGTCACTGTAACTGCTACAGGATTCGGAACAAAGGCAGATGACTACTATACCTTTGGGTGGCTGGAATGGAGTGGCTATAAGCGGATGATAGTCTCGCACACAGGGACTAGTATAGTACTGCGTCACTACATACCCGACCTAGCTGCATCGGAGGACGTAACTGTGTATGCTGGATGTAATAAACTTATGGAGGCTTGTCGAGATAAATTTTCAAATCTTGGTGGGAGTCTTGATAGATTCTTTGGCTTTCCGTATCTACCATACGATAATCCGTCTATGTGGACATAATGGGAGCAATGGATACGAGGTATTGCCCAATGTGCGAGAATGAGTTAATACCAGTGAGACTCGGGACAATATCGGCGATCTATGGGAATGTTTAGACTGTAAATGCTATGTGGAGTTTACAAAGATAAGGAGAGAAGGTGAGCGAGAAAGGTTACTTCTCGGACAAGGCGAATTTAGCAAGGTTACAATCAGAGATCCTTAGTTGGCAAGATACTCCGTACAAACATTGGACAGGAGTAAAGGGTCGAGGATGTGACTGTATTCATTTTATTGTGCGAGCATACAATGCTGTAGGCGCAGACAAAGGGAGAGCTATAGTGATCCCTAAGTATCCTAAAGATTGGCACTTACATAATGGACAGAAACTACTAGTGGACGGAATAAAAGCACAATTCGATGCAGTGGAAGTAGATCCAAAAGAGCCTAAGAATGGAGACATTATTTTGTATAAGTTTGGACTACACGAGGCGCATGGAGGATTGTACCTAGACGAGCATGTCCACCAAGCCTTGACAGATATAGGAGTACAGCGTAGACGGTACGACGAGGACTACTTCTATTATAGAATGAAGAGAGCTTTTAGGGTAATAGCATGACTACAGGACAAATAGTATTAGGAGTTGTAGGAGCAGTAGCAGGCTACTTCACCGGTGGTGCTGGATTTATTTTGATGGGAGCAGCACTAGGGTATGCAGCGGGTACTTATATTGATCCTGCTACTTCTGATATGCCGAGTCCCGGTACTCCTCAGATGCATGAACTAGACGTTCCTACAATCGAGGAGGGAATGGCTGTATTCGATCTACTAGGAACTAGTAGAGTGATAGGTCATATCTTTTGGTACGGTAAAGCGAGAACTAAAGCTATCAAGGAAAAGCAAGGAGGTGGCAAAGGAGGAGGCAAGTCTAAAAAGGTAACTGTTGGATACGAGTACTACCTATCATGGGCGCAAGGTATAATACTAGGAGAACTTGATACTCTGTGGACTGTGCTGCGAGACGAGGAGGTAGTATGGTCTGGAGAGTTAAACAAACCTGAAAGTGGCGGCGAGGAGACAATTACTCTAGAAGGTATGGGGAGTATGACTCTCTACTTCGGTACTAATGATCAGACACAAAATAGCGTAATGGCAGCAGAGGAGGGAACTAGTGTTACTCCAACGTATCGAGGTCTGTGTTATGCTTTCTTTGATGACTGCTTTATAGGTAGTTATAATCGTGCTCCTAGAATAAGGTTTGTATTGACTAAGCGTCCTTCCTACGCCTTTAACTTCTCCGAGTCTATAGGTACGTATGACTACAACCCCGCACATGCTATTTATCACGTTCTTACTCACCATCAGTATGTAGGCTTTCCTACTACTTGGGTAAACGAGGAGAGTTTTTCTACCTTCGCAGACTTATTTACGGGCGAGTATGAGCAGCATGGTTTAAGCATGCTCTTGTCAAGGCAAGAGGGAGCATTGAGAACCATAGAGAGTGTCTTAACACACGCAGGAGCAGTACTTCGATATGGTATAGACGGTAAGTTCCATCTCCATGCATTGCGAGCATACGAGGACATAAGTAGCCTCCCCTCCATTACTCAAGATGACTTCACGGAACCACTAGCCTTTGAACGTAAGGGATGGACGGAAGTAGCAAACGAGGTACAAGTACAGCACCACGAGCGCTACGACATGGACGCGGGAGTAGTAGCAGTTACCGGAGAGTATGATCCAGAAGATACCTTCGAGTACACTGGTACTCCCGATACCGAGAAATGGGTAGTAATGTTTGCGGAAGGCATAAGTGATACTGATGGGAGTAATGTTCCTACAGTGACCGCAGCAGGATTGACATGGGCAGGAGCGCTAATAGTAGGTAGCGAGTATGAGCAACACAGAGTAAATAGCCTTTGGTGTATGGAGGATACCTATAATGTTGCTGATTTTACGATAAGTACTAGAGTCGATTTTGCTACTATCTCCTCGGCAGGAACTAACGACACCGATTATATAGACGTATTCAGATTTGGATTTGCAGATACTAAATGGTCAGCGGAGAGTGATTTTTATGTGTATACTTGCATTAGACTTTACAGAAACGATAGAATAACAATATACCATAAGTCAAAGAACCTAATCTCCGACGAGTACGAGCTAGACGAAGACGACTTCCCAATATGGTTGAGGCTAACTAGAAAAAGAAATCTCCCTAGTTGGATTTACTTTACCTTCGGATTCAATAAAGGCAGTGGATGGATGAACGCCGAGGACGGTACTGAGGATTCGGGAGATTGGAGCGCTAGTTATGAATCACCTCGTCATGTTTACGCTAGTTATCAATTCAGCACTATTCCATCAGGAAGTGGAGTAACTACAGCAACTATAGACTGTAGTGCCGAGCCTTTCTATGCTCCCGTAGCTACTAGTGGTATGATCTGCTATGATGCATCGGCATATAGCGACTCGTTCTATGGAGACGACGGAGATCCACCGGATGTTAATAAATGGACTATAATCGAGGAGGGGGACGAGACTGCTTTAAATGGATACTTCCAAGGTGCGCTCAGTGTTTATTTGGACGCTAGTCCAGTAGGAGTGGAGCAGGTAGCTAGACTACGATCTAATATAACTCTAGAAGGAGATTTTAGCATAACCTGTAATCATAGAGGTATTGATAACGGTCGAAGTGATAATCAGACACAAGAGACACGAGGAGTAATAGTAGTATGGGACTTAAGTACTATGGATGGGTGGGCAGTCGGGCTGAGTAGAAAGCCGGGTACTTACATTCCTGCTCCCTTTACGAATCATTGGGATATTCAAGCAGGAACGTGGATAATGCTGACCAATCAAAAACAGCAGACTGCTCAATTTACTTATGGTTTGAGACGAGTAGGCTCTACCATGTACACTAGTGTAGGAGGATCATCGTGGAGAGAATCTGCATACACTTGCGACAAAGACCTAGTATTCGAGTTTTACGAGTGGTCAAGTGTTGAGTGCAATCAATCAGCTATCCACACCGAGGTATACTCGGTCACTTTTACTGGGGACGATAATTACTGTACTACTCTAGTTCCTCAGACTGCGTTAAATATCAGAAGATCGGCAGTAACCGCAGACGATAGAGGCACAGCGGAGATCCACGGTAGAGCAGTGACTCGCTCTGTGCAGTTAATGATGTATGGGACAAAGGAGAACGCAAATTGGGCAGCAGACCGAGCAGCGAGGAGAGCAGCATACCCGTTTGCCGAGGGTAACGCAACAGTAAACCGTAACGCATTTAAGTATGAAGTAGGAGATTTGTTTCGTCTATCAGACTCGGAACATAACATAAGCAATATGGTATGCCGAGCAATGAATATAGGCGAAGGCGATATTAACAAAGAGGATATTACCATCAGCTTTATGGAGGAGCCTGATTATGTGACTTCTTCTGCTACTCTAGCTGCGGTTACTACAGAAGGATCGGCAAGAGACTTTGGACTAGATGTACTAACGGAGATGGATATTATCGAGGCTCCGTACTCTCTGGTAGGCGAGGAGATAGTATTAATTCCACTGGCAGGAAGAAAGAAAGGAACCGAAGTCGGGTACGAGATATGGATGAGTATCGATGGAGGTACAAGCTATAGCTATCTCGATGACGCCACCTATTATGCAAGTCACGGCACACTAGTAGCGGAGCTTAACGTACAAGCCCTTACTTTAGAGAAGGAGTTAACCTTTGAAATAGACGCTAGCTTTGACGATGACTTTAGCGAGATAGAGACTATAACTAGGACGGAGATGCTGAACAATGGCAATCTATCTCTACTCGGAACGGAAATATTAAATTTTGAAACTATAACTCCCGATGCAGTAACCGAAGGAAGGTACGAGATAAGTAATCTGAGTAGAGGGAGATTTGATAGTATAAGACAAACGTGGGCAGCAGATGAGGATTTTTGGCACGTAGGCACTACATCCCTAAAGTTACTACGAGATACTGCATTTGTAAAAGGAGCTGTCCTTTACTTCAAGTACATTCCGTATAACGAGCACTTCATTGGAGAGCTATCGGAGGCTACTGCAATTAGCTATACGATAGTAGGCAGAGCGTTTGCCCCTTATGTAGTCGAGAATTTTAGAGCTAGTGGGAAAGGGGGACATCCTGTATACGGCAAAGACATTTACTTAACATGGAGTCCGCGAGTACGAGGAGTCGATGCCGGTATAAATAATCCAGACGAAGTAATTGATGCGTCTCCGACTCACGAAGGATATTTTGAGGTAGTAGTAAAAAATGCAGTAGGAACAACGGTTAGGACTGCGACTTCATTGTCTGCCTATAATTGGGAATATAGTCAGACAATGAACGAGTCAGATAATGGATCACTAGAAGATGAATTGACTTTCCAAGTCGATAACTATAAAAGCGATACCGGAGTAAGATACGACAACATACATTCGAGAACGCTAGTAGTGGAGAGGATCTCGTCCACCACGACAACTACAACGGTTACAACTACTAGCACAACAGTAACAGGCTCCACCACTACAACAACGGTTTAAGCCTATGCCTACATTGAAGTACGATATAGATTTAGTCGAGCTATCTATCGGAGGATGGGAGCAAGTTCTCAAAGGTAGTATCGAGGACATAGATTACCACATGCATCCTGTGTTCCTCGGTACTTTAGGAGAGTCTGTATCAAAAAATGATGCAGTGTATTTAAAATCAGACGGCAAGTACTGGAAGGCTAAAGCAGTAGTGTCTATGAATCCAGCTAGAGGACTCGCTGTAGATAACGGAGATGCTGATGACGAGATTCGTATCAGGAGAATTGGACAGGTAAGAGACTTCTCGTGGGATTGGTCAGGTAGTATAGGAAAGAAAGTATATTTATCCGAGGACGTAGCAGGGGCATTAACTACCAGCAGACCATTTGGATTTGCTCAGACTATGGGGTATGTCTTGTCAAAGAACTTTGTATATTTATTGACTAGAGAGACTTCTCCATTTCATATGGGGTTTACTGCTTCTCCTCCTGACCCAACGGGGTATCCAGAAGGATCAGTATATATCAGGTTGTTGACTACTACCACAACAACGACCACGACTACTACAACAACGACTACTACCACAACGACTACTACCACCACAACAACGACTACAACGACGACGACCACAACGGTTTAAGGTGAGAGTATGACTTCATTAAAATATGATCTGCCACTAGTAGAGTTATCACTCACTGGATGGAATGACATTTTAAAGAGTAGCATAGAGGATATTGACGAGCATCTCCATACTCGCTTAAGAGTGACGCTAGGGGAGACTGTAGCAAAAGGGGAGGCGGTCTACCTCAAATCGGATGGTAAGTACTGGAAGGGCAAAGCAGCAGTAGGGATGGAGCCAAGTCGAGGTATAGCAGTAGAAGCAGGAAATGCTGATGACATTATACGGATACAGAGAATAGGCCCGTTGACGGTAGACACATGGTCATTCACTGGCGAGGAGGGAGAGAAAATATATGTCAGTGACGCTACGGCGGGAGCGCTAGTAGAAACCAGACCATTGGCATTCGCTCAAACAATGGGAGTTGTTTTGTCGAGTACGAGCATGTTCGTATTATGTCGAGAGACTTCCCCGATTCATTTCACATATGGAGACTTACCGTCTCCTGTAGGATATGAAGACGGTACGATATTAATGAAGATTGCAACAACAACAACGACAACTACGACGACAACTACGACTACTAGTACTACGACCACAACTGTTTAAGGAGTAATAAGTAAATGGGTATCAGTTTTGTAAACTACTCGTCTGGAAGCTACAGTGCCGCTGCCCCAACAGATTTGCAGGACGGAGATATGCTTTTATGGCAAGGAGCCTACGGTGGTACTGCTAGTGCTAGACTTCCAGAGGCTTTCACTAATATCGATATTAGGACTAGTGGTTCGACTTCGTGGCAGCGACTAGCATGGAGAATAGCCTGTGACGATGGCTCGATTACTCATAGCTGTCAAGAGTACTGTCAACAAGCTATTTTAGCCGCATTTAGAAAGACCGGAGGAGCATGGGTAAAACCATCTGACTCTGGTATGTGGGGAGCGCAGACTCATAACGCTTCCTCGTATACTACTCCAGAAGTAACCCCACTGACAGTATACGATCGAGTAGTAGCAATGTTTTATCAAGACGCAGCAGCAGTAGTACAAACTCCTCCAGCCGGTTGGACGCATGTAGGCAAACAAACTGATGTGGATATGTACTACTACGATCCTGGAAGTACTGATCCGATAAGTGCAACAATACAATATACTGGGAGTTCCTACGGGGTATCTGGAATAGTAGTACTAAGTGTAGTGCCTACTCCTATATCGGAGATAATGGCAGGATACAATAAGCGAGTAAAGGTAATAATAGCTAGTTCTGACATACGAGCAGACTTGTATGATTATCCTTACCTTGTGAATCTAACTAGCTCGTCAGGAACAGGGGCTACAGACTGTACCGACATTTTCGATACGATAGGAAGTAGTTACCTAAAGATTGCGGTGACTACAGGAGATGGTCTTACTCAAGTTCCAGTGGAAGTAGACAGATGGGATAATACCAACGGGTATGCCCGTTTGTGGGTGAAGTTGCCTTATGTGAGTTGTACGGAGGACACGGAATTATTTGTTTACTACGATGAAGCAGCCTCGGACAATACTCAGTATGTGGGATTGCCAGCTAGTACAGTCGGGATCAGCGTATGGGAGAGTAACTATGAGCATGTATGGCATTTGTCGAATGATCCTAGTGGGGGTGCAGACTGTATTATAGACAGTACAGGTACGGTAGACGGTACTCCTCAAGGGACTATGCTAGAGGAGGATTTGATTGAAGGAAATATCCCAGGAAGTCAGGCGATAGACTTCGACGGGTCAAACGATTGGATATTCTTTGACAATAATGACGGTGCTTGGAACATGCAAGGAGACAAGTGGTGGAGTATGGAGTGCCTCATCAGGCCAGATGATATAACTACTTACAATGGAATGATTCAGCACCTATATTATAACTCTAGTACTGCTAGAGCAGCATTTCGTATCAGTGCTACTGGATACCTCGGAACATATATGGACGGAGCAGTCTCCGCTTGGGATTTGGCCGATTATACTACCGGTCTATTATTTACCGAAGAAGCGTGGCACTATGCAGCTTGTCAATACTCAGGTTTTTATAATACAGGAGTAGGCTGGATGCGTAATGAAAACTTCCTTGACGATACGTGGGAGAGAGTATCGGACGGGGTATCTACTTGTGGAAGTGCTATTGATTACGGAATAACTATCGGAGGTAGGGGCAATGCTTGGTATGATTGTGCTATCGGAGAAGTAAGGATAGCGAGTAAGATACAGCCTAGATCATGGTTTGAAGCTACTCGGGCGGCTTTGTTCAATAGTCTTGGTGCGTATAGTATGGAGGATGTAAGTCCTCCTGTGCCTAATATAATACTCGACGAAACAATGTTGACCGGAGACGAGTGGAAGATAGTAAAAAATAATAGTAAAAGAACAGTAGCAGGAACGTATATGCTCAGACGAGGAGTATGGAGAGCTATATCGTCTACTGAGGAGGAGTAGTATGAGAGAGGAGTGGGACGGAGACGAAGAACGTCGAGAAGCAAAGCGGAGACAAAATATCGACAGACGTATGAGAGAGAAAAGAAAAAGGTACTGGATGAATTTACTAGTACCTATAGCTATAAGTATAGGAGTAGGTGGAATAATATCGTGGGGAGTATACGTTACCCACTTAACTTATGGAATCTCAGCGAGGTATGAGGAGTCTTTTGTCAAGCACGTAAATGACCAAATTCAGAAAGATGCTATTTACGATCACAGACTAGAGATGATCCAGATGGACTATAGCGAGAAGATAAGTGGACTCCGTAGTGACATGGCATCAGGACTTAGAGAGATAAGGCAATCTCAAAAAGAAATATATAACTTACTTCTTAAGCATAATAGGGAAGTAAATAGCAATGGAACTAAATGAATTATTTTTACGCCTTCATAAGACTGACCGTAATAATGGCGGGAGTTTGTATCCTTGCGATCTCGTTGACTACTTATCTGTTTTACATAGAAGAAGTCAAGCAACAGGAGGAGTGGTTATTGGGTACGGCAAGGAGAATCGAAAGACATATAGAATCCGTAGTCGAGTACCATAGAGAGCATGCACAGATACATAAACTATACCCTGACCTATCGGAGAAGGATCAAATATATCATCAAACAATTGTTCAAATAAATAAAGCCACTACTCACCCTAGAGAAAAATCTACTGTAGAAGTTACTATAGGGAGACTTGAAAACAATGAAATAAAATGGATAAGTCAATCTAGTAGAAGCTCAATACTCTATGCCTCGATACCTATTGGACACGAGTGGGCTATCCCGATGCAGTTGGCTTTGCAGAAAAAGGAAGGAGCAGTAAAGGCAAAAGATTATTTAGGAGAAGATTGCATAGCAGGATATACTTATGTTGATTCGATAGGACTCGGGATTGTAGCAAAAGTGCATGCTCATGACATTAAGTCGAGATTCTTTAAAGGGGCAATTGTGGCGAGTGCTCCTGGGTTCTTACTAGTAATAATAGGAGTATTTGTATTTCTCAGAGTAACTAATCCTATTCTAGAAAAACTAGAGCTAGATAATGAAAGATACAAAGAGATATGCAGGAACCATGCGAGGGTAGAGAAAGAACTAAAAGACAGCGAGCATAGATTTAGATGTTTTTATGATGGAGCATTTGAAGGAATTGCCATAACCGCCGATGAGCATATAATCGATATTAATGATCAGATGATAACGACTTATGGATATAGTAGAGAGGACTTAATAGGAGAACCAATAAAGAAATTTGTACACGAGGACGATTGGGAGAAAGTAAAAGAGAATCTATCCAAAGGACTGGAGGAACCTTACGAGCATAGAGGCTTAAGGAAAGACGGCAGAGTAATCTGTATGGAGGTACGAGGCAAGAGCAGTGTGTATGAAGGCAAGCCTGTACGAGTAACTGCTATCCACGATCTTACTGCCAAAAAGAAAGCAGAAATAGAACTGGAGAAGTTAAGAAAGCGGCAGAGACAGACTAGTAAGATGGAAGCAATCGGAAATTTTGCCGAAGGCATTGCACATGATTTCAATAATGCCCTTACTCCCGTAATTGGAAATTGCGATGTACTTCTGTATAATATGGATAAAGATGATCCGAATAGGAGATATATCATATCTATACTAGGAGCAGCAGAAACAGCGAGTCTGCTAGTGCACAGGATTCAATCATTTACCCGTGATGAGGGAAGCGTGAATACTACTATTCCTTTAAGTTTGCAAGGGTGTCTTAGGGAGACTTTTGAGTTTTTACGATCTATTGTACCTACTAGCATAGAGATGCACATGACTATGGACGAGAACTTAGGTCTAGTCTCTGCTACTGATATTACTATAAGACAGATACTAATGAACTTATGCAAGAACGCAGCACAAGCAATGCCAAACGACGAGGGAGCAATCAGCATCGATGTTACAAACGACACCATACTAGTAGAGAGGTACGGATTAACTAAAGGGAAGTATGTAAAAATCGAAGTCGAGGACAACGGGGAAGGTATGTCCCCCAAAGTACTCGATAGAGCATTAGATCCTTACTTTACCACTAAGAAGGAGAATGGAGGATCTGGCATAGGACTCTCGGCTGTTAACGGAATAGTGAAAGGATACAAAGGATATTTAAACATATATAGCGAGGAGGGGAAAGGAACGAGAGTCGTGGTTTACATACCAACTGTAGAGAGTACGACTTCGGTAGTCCGAGAATGTAAAATAGATGAGATTATCCCAACAGGAAACGGAGAGAACATACTATTAGTAGACGACGAGGACATTGTATTGGAAGCTATGGCTCATATACTAACGAGCCTTAACTATAAAGTAGAGCAGTTCCGCAGTAGCTATAGCGCTTTGCAGGCATTCGAGGACGAACCACAAAAGTACGATCTAGTAATTACAGATTTGACTATGCCAGAATTGACAGGAGTAGATTTAGTACACGAGATTCAGAAGATAAGACCGGGAGTGCGAATAATCCTATGCTCGGGACTAGGTAGTAACGGAAAGTATGCTGCGGATCTGTTTCATGACTCCATCGGTGCCTATGTTAGTAAGCCAATGGGAAGGAAGCAAATAGCAGAGACAGTCTCGGGATTGTTAAAAAAGAAAGTATAGGCGTATTGAGAGGAGTAGTATATGAAAACAAAAGAAAAATTAAAAGTCATGGCAGTAGTAATGAAAGTCTTTGGAGTGGCGTCCTTCGTAGTGACTTGGTTTGCGCAAGCATCGGCAGACGAAGTAATTAAGAAGGAGGAAGTAATTGAACTTGGCCTTGGTATCATAGATATACTTGGATTAAAAACAGACATTGACTTAAGCACCGATTAATAATTGATACGCCTATACTACTTTAAGGAGTAGTCATGCCAGAATACAAAGTAATATTTCCTAAGCCAGACATAGAGAGCAGATCGGAGAGAGACTTTCATCACGACAAGCTAGAAGAATTATTGCAAGAAATACTCCGTGAACAAGAGCGAGTATTTGAGCAGTTAAAGAAGATAGAGGGAAGATAAATGGCATTAACGATTTCGATGGAAGGACTAGGAGTCATTGCCTACGCAGACGATCTGACTACGGATACAGGCGGCGGATCGTGGAGTGAGCTAGGCGGCGGTACTAACTATGTTAATAATGACGTTTATCTCTACGGTTCTGCCTCCATTGGTATGAAGTATGCGAGTAAGTCTGGATGGACTTACTACGACTATGGGAGTGGGCTAGACTTTACTCCTAGTACTGGAACTTATACAGGGCAGTTCATATGGTTTTGGGTGAACATCCAATCAGCAGGACAGTTTGACTCCTTAGCAAATAAAGGTTTTGCAATCAGAATAGGAAGTAGTACTTCTGACTACAGGGAGTATATAATCGCAGGGAATGACGATGCGAACGGATGGACAGGTGGTTGGAAGTTATTTGTAATCGATCCAACCAAAGCAGGGAGTGTAACAGATACCGGAACGTTTGACATCTCCTCGGTTAGATACTTCGGTTTGTGGTTAGACACTATAGTATCTGTTAGAGCGGAGTCAGTTTTTATGAGTCAGATATGGGTAGGAGAAGGACTCAGAATAACTGGCACTAGTACTCAAGGTTGGAAGGATGTAGCTGATTGGTGTACTGCATATGCGAGTAGAGCGCATGGAGGCATACAAATAGTAGAGGGAATTTATTTTGCTCATGGTGCGTTCTACATAGGAGACTCGACTCAGACCTCTGCTACTTCTTTTGCTGACAGTGATGCACACATTATTCAATTTGGTACATCGGAGTATTACTATAGCAGTGCGTGGGAGCCTACTTATCCCGTTGCTGCACAAAAGATAGTAATTGAGGATGCCGCTAGTTACACCACTACGTTTGAGGACGGAGTAATCGTAGGGAGCGATAACGGTAGGAGTGGTACTACTTTTCTCGGAACTTCTGGAATGGAAGTATCGATTGACTTGTACGGAGGCAATGCAGCCGGTAGTCTAACAAAATTATACGGAACACAATTCAGAGACTTACTAGGAGGTATCAGTTGGGGTAACGACTCGGATCATCTATTCTATGGTGGAGCAATAATAGGATGTGGGCAGTTTGATCCAGTAGGAGCGCCGAAGTTAAGAAACTTGTTATTTGTAAATACCCAAGACTCGTATGGAGGAAGTAATGTAGATGGAGCAGCATTACTTTGGAATGCGAATATAGATATTTCAGATTGCAAGTTCATTGCTAATACAGATGCTACTGGAGATCCCGCAGGGATTCAACACGATGCCGCTGGAGAGTTTGACTACACGAGACTTGACTTCTCCGGTAATGATTATGACATACTTCATAATGCAGCAGCTACAACAGAGGGAAGTTACTCGGAGAGCAATCAAGACGCAACACAAAATATAAACGGTACTATTAATCGAGTCGCTCAAAGTTTTCTAGTAGGCATATCGAACGCGGAGTTATCAAGAGCCATATTCTATTTATCGAGAACGGGAACATTAACAGGAAACCTAACCGCAAACCTATATGCCACGAGTGGTGGGGCACCGACAGGGAGTATTTTAGCCACTTCTAACACAGTGGCAGCATCAGGAGTAGGAGCATCTTTAGCTCTAGTAGACTTTGAGTTTGAAGATGAATACGAAATGACCGCTGTTACTACCTATGCAATATCGCTGGAGTACAGTGGATCAGACGCAGATGGTAGTAACTATATAAGTGTAGGAACCGATTCAGGTGGAGGATACGGCGGTGGTTCTGGCTTTACCTATACGACTAGTTGGAGTAGTGCCCAAACATGGGACACTTGTTTTTATTTCAATAGCGGAGGAATCATAGTAATCAACAATATCGATGGTAGTGTCTCTGACAGTACTAATTTTGCTCAAACTTTGAAGGGAGCATTAAGAGTAGTCGCGTCAGTGAATATTACTATTAAAGTGATAGACGTAGATCAAGACCCGATCCAAGATGCACAAGTAGCAGTATACAGGAGCAGTGATGCTGTAGAGTTAATGAACGAGGACACTCTCTCCACAGGCATAGCCACTCAGGGCTTTAACTATCCTGGGAGTGATGTTGATATTTATATTAGAGTAAGGAAGTCGAGCACTGGGAGTACTAGATACATTCCGTACTCGACTACTGGATTAATTGAAAACGATGGTTTTAGTTTAACTGTAACATTACAAGAGGATGCCATAGTAGCAGCCTAAATAGGAGGAAGTAATATGAGCGCAACTATTTTAAGTGGTGACTTTACTATTTACTACTTAGATGAAAATCGACAGAAGAGAATTGAGTATAGTGGGAGTGGCACTACTTATACCGTGAACGAGCTATACTCAGCATTGCAGGATCATTTTGACGAACTGACACAACTAGACGATGGTACTCCTATCAGCGCACAAACACCTACGGAGTATACGGTAGGTATTATTGATTCAGGAGACAACGATCCGTGGTTTATCGATAAGACTACGGTGGAGTATCTGACTGGCGGTGCAATCAAGACCGCTAGTTGGTTGAGGGCGGAGGGGAGTAATACCGGGATCATCAAACTGACCGTGGACAATACTAACATAGTGTCAGGAGACATTGGGGAAACGATCACCGGTGATACCGATTCTGATGAGGGTACACTACTAGACGTATTCGGCACTGGTAGTGGCAGTGAGCTATGGGTAAGACCACTCACCGATGCAGCGGCGAACTCCTTTGACAATGCTAGTCAAGGGTTGACTTGCAATACCCATACCGCTACTCAGGAAGCAGCGCCCGAGAGTGGAGAAATGCTTTGGGCGAATATCTACTCGCTCGGTACGATTGCAGATAACTCCCATCTCTATGTGAACCAAGAGGAGACGCTAGTCACTGCGTTTAAAGACACTACCGATTGGTGGGATGACGGACACATTGATATCTTACTACTAGTCAAGGAAGTAGGAACGAATATTGATGATGCTATCGTAACCGTTATGGCGAGGAGATACGGAGCAGCGTATGACTACTACGAAGTGGACTTGAGTGCAGGTGGTCGAAACCCAATACCTTTGGCGACAGGAGCAGACCTAGACAATACTACTGGATACAAGAGTGCGACTTTCTCAGGAGCTAGCGGTGGCACCGAGTATTCGGTAGGAGACGTTATCTATGTCGCAGCTACCGAGAAAGAGGGAGTAATCACTGGGGGAGTCGATCTAGACTTGGCAGCGGGTACGATTTACTACTACTTGATCGGTGATCCTCTGACCGACTTTGCAAACTCCGACACAGTAACAAATGGAACGAGGAGCTGTACCTTTGGAACACCCGCAGACTACGGGCCTGCTGCTCTCACCGGTTTGAGTATTACTCATGCTGCGAGAGACTCGGATGATATTGACGAGGACGGTTCAACTGAACCATACTCCATAGTCGTTGATTGTAGTGACGAGGTACTTACGGATGTATGGGAATGGCTGAAGTACATTACTATGAGAGGAGAAACCGGCACTGGCGATACCGATGGACAAGACGCTCAATTCTATGTAGGTACTCAATATCAGATCGAGTACACCGGACAATCTGGATCATTCTCAGAGGGAGAGACTTTGTGGATGCACGATGTATCGAATGTCCTAGTAGCATATGGGGTAGTAGTCGCAGACCATGACGATGGAGCAACGGGTGACTTACTCTTGAGAAGTGTTCGATTGTACGGGAGCATGAGCGATGTTACTCAGATCGGAGATAACGAAACTCAGGCTAGTTATACCGACTATGCGACTGTCGGTAGTTACCGAACTATTACTCCCACGAAGCAAAGTCCTTTCGGAACATTCGCCGGTGGTACTTTCTTCGGTGCGCCTGGAGTAGTTCTGATTAACTACGACTCGGATGATATTAATAGTTTCCAACTTATCGATGACGATGGAAACGTAGTCACTGCTCCAATCAAAGTAACAGTATCAGTAACTAACACGAGGGCGGGGGATACTCTTGCAGTATTCCGAATAGATGTAAATGGAGATATCGAGAAAGATACTTATGCTGCGACCGCAGCACAGACCGCAGGAGCTACCTCGCTAGTAGTAGGAACCGCAATCGGAAACGAGACTCCTGGGAAGACTACCGGAGGTATTGTAAGGATTGTCGATGATTCAGTACCTTTGGAGTATCGCTTGAGATACACTTCATGGGATACTTCTACTTTTACTCTGTTCAATATGACAGGTTTGACCGCAGACGGTAGTAACTGTTCGAGTACGCAGTTGACAGACACCGGAGCAAACTTTCAAACCAATGGAGTGAAGATCGGTGATCTGATTCGCAATACAACAGAGGGAGTAATCGCTTACGTTACCGCAGTAGTCAGTGAGAATGAATTGACTACTACTCCTGTAACCGATTGGACGAGTGACGCCTATGAAATTGGTACTCTCCCGATTGCTTCGACTACCACTAGTGATACGGTGTATGTGCCATTCATCGATATTTATGAAGATACCGGAACCGATGGAAGTCCTGGGAGCGAGAGTGTCAATGTGACTTATGCTAGTGACATTGACGTTAGGGTGAGGGTGCGACAAGCGGGAGACATTGTTCCGTTTGAAGCAGACAACCAGATCACGAGTACGGGTATGTCTCAGGCTACTATTCGTACTCCTGACACAATCTACAGCTAACAAGGAGAAGTATGAGTAATAATGTCGAGTACGATCTGGATGCCCTTAAAACGGGTATCCAGAAATGTAAGAAAAATGTTAAGATATTCGAGGATGCAATCGAGCAAGAGCATACTACCATCCGAGAATATCGGAGAATGATTTCAGCACTAGAAGAGAAGAAGGCGCTGACTAATGACAATAAGAACGGACGTTTCAATTGATTGGGAGAGTAGTCCACGAGTAATAACCGTGGCTGCCCCCTCCGATGAGATAACGATTCAAGACCTAGTAGATACTTGCCGATACAACGAGGAACTCCTTCATAATATAGACTCTGCTCATTTGATAGACGCAGCAGGAAAGGAGTTCCTCGGTGGCACTACTTATGTAGGAATAACCGCAACTCTCCAAAATGCTGTACTTGCATTTGAGGCGAGGAGTGGACCTAGTTGGGAATTGTGTATTATCTCGGGAGGAAATTTGGTAGCAGTTGACGAGGACGGTCTGAGTATAGACCCGAGACTTCCTACTGCTTACACTTCTGTTGACCGAACAGCCTCGGCCTCTGCGACTTTGCAGGAACAGGCAGCACTGCAACACTCATCGTTTGAGGGAGGAGTAACTGTAGACTTTACTTCTACTCACTCAGGCACCGAGTATCCTGTAGGAACGAGTATGGCTCCTGTTAATAATTGGAGTGATGCTATGGATATAGCAGTTGCCAATGGGTTGACTACTTTCTTCATCCTCGGAGACGCTACCTTGACTAGTGGTGTGGATTTTTCTGGCTTTCATTTTGTCGGAAGTAGTATAAGTAAGACTACACTCACCCTTGACGCAGCAGCTACCGTGGACGATTGTGAGTATTACGATGCTACTATTCAAGGCACACTGGACGGAAGTAGTACTCTAAAGGAGTGCAGAGTACTTGACATTGACTATGTGCAAGGAACTATGGACAGATGCATACTAGACGGAAGTACGATACTTCTATTGGGAGACGCAGCATTCATGGATTGCTACTCAGGCAATCCGGATCAAGGGATTCCAGAAATAAACTTAAACGGATCGGGAAAGACACTAGCGCTAAGAAACTACAACGGAAAGATAAGGCTATCAAACAAAAGCGGGAGCGAGGAAGTAGGAGTTGATTTGAACAGTGGAGTAGTATACCTCGACTCTGATGTCACCGCAGGAACTATAAACATTCGAGGAGTAGGAACCGTTGTAGACAACAGTGTGGGAGCGACAGTCAATACCGATGAGCTAATAAATCCAGAAGTAGTGGCAGATCAGGTGTGGGATGAGAACTTGATTACTCATGTTACTCCCGGCTCGGCTGCGACTGCACTGCGAGGCACAACATACTTAGGAGTAGTTGTACTGGATACAGTCAATGGATCTAGTGGAGTAGCATGGCCGATTGGTACTACTTACTCGCCATCAGATAATCTCGCGGATGCATTATCCATAATGAATTATGGTAATGTGGAGACTCTAGTTCTGCGTACTGGGATTACTGTAGGAGCCACTCAAGATATAAGTAATAAGATCATAAAGACCGAAGGTAAAATGGGAACCGATGTAGTACTAGACGCCGGTTGTACTGCTCATAAGACTACTTTCCGCAATGTGAATATAAGTGGAGAGTTTAGCGGTTCTTGTCAAACCTTGATCGAGAACTGCTCGGTAGACAGTCTCAAAAATTTCCTTGGTATTATGAATGTAGTAGCTTTTAATGAAGGAGCAGAAATATCGTTTGGTAGTTGGGCCACCATTCTAGACGGCACAGGTGGAGGCGAGCCTACTAACGAAGTGGAGTTTTCTATTGGAGACTCTGCTCTCAATGTAGTAAACTGGAATGGTAACTTAAAATTAAAAGATAAGACGGGGAGTAGTCGAACAGTCATAAACTGCAACTCTGGAAATATCATAATTGACTCTACTTGTATAGCAGGAAAGATTCAGCTAATAGGAGTAGGAACAGTCGAGGCAGACAATTCGGGAGTTGGATGTGATGTAGACACTAGTGCTTTTCTAGATGCCTCAGTCATACTCAACGAGTTAGAATTTATTATGGATATTGAGGGAGGCAGATGGAGAATAGTTGCTAATCAGATGGTGTTTTACAAAGAGGATAACACAACAGAAGTAGCGAGATTCAATCTGTTCGACTCCGGTGGTAGTCCTACAATGACGAATGTTTTTGAAAGACAACGAGTATGATAGTAACTAGAGGATACGGTAGCAACTCACTAATAGTAACTCGTGGATACGGCATTGCTGTTTATATAGAGCCTATCATATCCATACTCCCTCAGTTCATTACGAGGAGAGCAGCAGTTACAAAAATCATTCAGAGAATAAGTATCTCTAGAGTAGTTAGGAGAGAAGATGACTAACAAAATCTCTCAACGAGATGCAATAACTATAAAGGTTAGTAGAGAAGCAACAACAGGAAAGGTACAGAGAATCGCAATTACGAAAGTAGTTAAGCGAGACTCCATAACAAAGATAGTTAGGGAGGTAGTCAATGGCAATTCCAACTGAAACTAAACAATCATGGGAGTCATGGTTCATTTGGGGAAGTATTCTAAATGTCCAAGAAGCTACCGAGACTGTAGCATTAGCAGGAAGTACAGTCCTCGCTATGGATAAAGATGGTAAGGACGCACAAGGGGTACTTGTCGATTTAAGTACTATGGTATTAGGCAGTGATCCAGATGGCTCGTACTCTGATAATATGTTAGGAGTACGCTTGCAAGGTGGCGATCCCGATAAGTCTCCATATCATGTGACTTTCAAAATGAATACTAGTCTAACGAATAGGTACGAGGCAGAGATGAAAGTTACTGTGAAGGAACTTCCGACTACTCCTCTCCCTATCTCGACTACTACAACAACAGTTTAATTTAATCATTGACAAAACCATATTATTATGGTACAAGAAAGGAAACTTGAAAAATGAAAATCAGAAAATTCTTGTGTGCAATTCTTTTTATCCTACTAGTAGCAACTCCAGCATTAGCAGTCAACAAAGAAATAACTCTAGCGTGGGATCACGATGGAGTAGATCTAGCCGGTTTTAAGATCTATTATGGGAACGAGTCAGGAAGTTATTCTCAAAATGTCAATGTAATTATGGCGAGCCTTTGTAGTATCTACAGTCTTGGGCCAGAAGAATTTTGCCATAAGTTAAATATAGACGTTCCAGACAATGCAGAGACTACTTACTATTTTAGTGCTACTGCCTATGATGCAGACAACAACGAGAGCGAGAACTCCGAAGAAGCGACCGCTGCTTACGACTTCTTAAAACCTCCAGCCGTTACCGACTTAGCTGCTAGTTACGATAAAAACACAAGCGAGCTTACCTTTACATGGACATACGAGACTGAGTGGCTACCGAAGATCATCGGATGGAGTCTTTGGGAATCCGAGACGAGTGGAAGTGGTTATGTCAAAGTAACAGACATAGCTTATAATGCCTCGGCTACTCCGCCTTATAATGCAAAGGTGGATATATCAATAGGAGCAGACAAAGTAACAAAATATTATATACTAGTCGCCAACCGAGGAGCAGAAAATAATAATGCATTCTCTGATAATAGCAATGAAGTGACAGTAATCATAGACAAGATGCCGCCGAAGTCTCCATTTGAGTTTAAAATTAAAATCAAATAGGAGTCATTACTAACCCTATCATAATTGCTGCCCTACAGGGGAACAGCGAGTGAAAGGAGAACTATGAACAGGAGGATTGTATCATGGGTGTTACCTCAAGTGGTTTGTTGGACGAGGAAAGAGACGCCACCGCAGCGAGTATGTCAGCCAGAGAGTCGGACTCTCCGGACAATACTCTCACCGAGTCGGGAGAAGATGCACTCGGCACGATGCAAGTTTGCTACCGTGGCCCTTGCAAGTACTATTTACCCTAAGACCGTGGGGAGTCTCCTACGAGTAAGGGAGACTCTCTATGCCTAAAAAACACGCTGTAGGAATACTAACTAGTTTCACCTTCATAAATCACGGATACTCGCTAACTGGTATTGTCGAGGATCAAGTTAGAATGCTCACTAGTAATGGACACGAAGTCCATTTATTTGTTTGTGAGAATTTTGACGAGAAAGAAAAACAAAAGTTATTCGAGCACGATCCGTGGACTGATATAAACTACACTCTCCACAATATCATACCTAGAGCAGACCTAACTGACTACCGCAAAGAAGAACTATCAGAAGACCATAAGGAAGTAGTAAAGAAAACCGGAGAAGTATTGTCTAAGGCAATAGTCGAGAATGATATTACTATCATGATAAGTCATGATTGGATCTTCACTGGATGGAACTTACCTTATGGACTTGGAGTAATCGAGGCATGTAAGACTCCGGTCATACGTAAAGTAGCGTGGATGCATTGGGTACACTCGGTGCCTACTGCGAAGTTTCCTTGGTGGGATATAAGGAAGTGGGGAGATAGGCATAGGATAGTATATCCAAACAAAGCGAATCAACAGCTAGTAGCCGAGCAGTTCAACACCAATGCTCACCATGTCGTAGTAATACCTCACATAAAAGACTACCGAAGTTACTTCGAGTTCAGCGAGGAAACGTATAACTTTATAGAAGACTTTCCTTTAATTATGCAGGGGGATGTGACTATGGTTTACCCTGCGAGTACAGATAGGTTAGGAGCAAAGCGAGTAGACAAGATAATCACGATATTTAGAGAGTTCAAAAAGCTGAACTTTACTAATTGCCTAGTCATTGCTAACCAGTGGGCTACAGGGAAAGCGAGGAAAGAGGATCTTGCTGGATACTACAAGCGAATCCGTTTAGCAAAGATGAAAATCAACGAGGAAGTAATTTTTACAAGTGAGTGGAGAGACGAGTTTGCTACTGGTATTCCAAGGCGTATGCTGAGAGAGTTGCAGCTAATGACTAACTTGTTTATCTTTCCTACTCACCACGAGTCGTTTGGGCTAGTAGCACCGGAAGCAGCATTGTGTGGAGTAGAGATGGTTCTGAATCGCTCGCTACCTATGTTGTGGGAGACGCAAGGAGGTAATGGTATTTATGCAGAGTTCGGGAGCTTCGAGAAAAATTTGCAAGTACCAAACACAGAGAAAGAATACTACGAGGCATTGGCTCATTTGATAATAGGGAGAATGCAAAGGAACGAAATAGTAGCTAGTAAAACGTTTAATCGTAAAAGATATAATTGGGATAACATTTATAATCGGTTCTACTTGCCGATATTTGGGGAGAGTGATATATGGTAACTCTAAATAGAATACTACTAGTCATGGCTATACTTATAGGCTTAGGACTAGTCTTTACTTTTATAGCGGAGGGACAAGTAGTAACTAGGGATTTAATTCTCCTATACGATTTCGAGGAAGGAAGTGGTACAGTAGTCAATGACAAATCGGGAGTAGAGCCTACGTTTAATTTAACGATACCAGACTCGTCCAAAGTAGAATGGATAGAGGGAGGGCTTAGAGTAAAAGAGGCAACTCTAGTCAAGGCCAGTGGAGACATTACAAAGGTAAAGACTAACGATTTTTTCTCCAAAGGAATAACTATCGAGGTATGGGTTAAACCTTTAAATAATACTCAATCTGGCCCTGCTCGTATAGTAACTCTCTCTAAAGATAGTAGTATAAGAAACTTTACTTTAGGACAGGCAGGAGATACTTATCATCCGAGATTTAGGACTAGTCAAACGAATAGCAATGGAAGCGATATAATGGTAACGTCACCGGCAGGGAGTATAGCTGCTAGTCCTGTTCTTAGTCATGTAGTATACACTAGAGCGCCGAGCGGCGAGGCCAAAATTTATATTGATGGAGTAGAGAGAGCAAGCGAGGCAGTACCAGGAGACGGAAGCACTTGGGATATGACTTGCGAGTTTGCCCTATTCAATGAGATTACTTGGCAGTCAGGAGACATGAGGACATGGCTAGGTGAGATATACCTCGTAGCTATTTACTCCACAGTACTTACGCAAGCGGAAGTAACTCAAAACCACAATGCAGGATTTGCTCAGAAGCCTACTACTCCATCTATTACTTTTGCGTGGGATGCTAATGTCGAGGAAGACTTAGCAGGATATAAGATATACTATGGAGTAACGAGTAGATACGATCCATCGCTTCCCGATGCCGTTCCCGCGATAATAAAAGATAAGTGTAGACTACCTGATAGTGGTGAGTTAACAGAGAGTCAACAAAAATGCAAAGATAGTTGGGAGAAGTACTGTACTTGCATTAAGCGGGAAGAAGTACCAGACACAGATCCCAAAGAGTACATTTGTACGGAAACTCCTGATCCGCCAGATCCAGTATGTGATCCAGACTACTACTCATACGATACAGTAGTAGACGTTAAGAACGTGACGGAGTATACGCTTACGGGTTTTACCAAAGGAGTGACTTATTACTTTGCTGCCACTGCTTACGACGATAAGAATAACGAGTCAAAGTTCTCCGATCAATTAAGTCATTTGTTTACGGGCGTATCGGCAGTCCTGAATTTTAAAACAAAATAGGAGGCAAGAATGGACACAGGAGATGGAAGGATGGTGCAATTTGATGCTCCTGACCCGAGCGAGAAACTTAAGGAGTATCAAAAAGCAGTCGAGGACATGCAGAAGCTATACCCCGGACACGGCGGTATTTTCAAAGTGGGCGAGGAAGTAGAGTTGAAGGGGAGTAGGTTCACCATAAGTAAGATTTTAAACAATGGTCTAAAATTAAAACTTACGGAAAAGGAGTAGTCATGTTGAAACTTTTGATCCTATCTCCTGACTACTCCAAGCGAGTAAACTGGGGCCATCAGCATGTCAGAGATCAACTACTAGCTCAAGTCGAAGACTCTGTGCAATATGGAGAGGGCTGTTACTACCGAGGAGAGACTTTCATACCGTCTATCTGTCAAGATGTGCGAGGAGCAATAGGCGAGCCTAACGCTATACTTATGGAGAACTGGAAAAATATGGATAAGTATAGAGGCGGAGCGCATGTGAACTGTTTAAAAGCGTTCATGGTTTGTGACTACTTTCCTGATGGTAGGAACCATATGGTCTATTATAACCAACTACTAGTAGAGTTTGATATCGATTTGGCTATTTGTCCTACTCCAGATGTCGAGAGACTTATTAGACAGGAGATTGCTACAGACAGACTCCCCTCTAAACTAGAGACTGTATGGATACCCCACGGGGCAGAGACTAACATTTTTATGAAGCGAGACTTACCCAAGAAGTATGATGTAATGTGTGTTTATGGGCTAGTCAGTTATGTTTATCCTAGTAGACCGAATGTGCAAGAGTTAATCAAAAAGATGCCGATAACTTCCTTGATAGGAGATTGGAAAAGTGGCATAAAACATCACGAGTACGCTAGAGCCATAAACCAAAGCAAGATCTTTGTAAATGCTAATGGTATCAATAATCAAGTACTAATGAAGTACTTTGAAGTCATGGCTAGTGGTACTCTCTTGTTGACTAACAAACCAAATAATTGCAAGGAGTTTGGATTTATCCCAGGAGTCCACTTTGCTACATGGGAAAATCTACATGACCTAGAAGAAAGAATCCACTATTATCTTATGCATAACGAGGCAAGAGAAAAGATAGCCGAGCAAGGCATGTCTTATGTTAGAAACAATTTCTCGGCAGAGGATGTGGCGAGTAGGATCAAACAAGCATTGACTATGCGAGTAACTGTCAATCAGTTGAATGATGTTACACGTAGGACAATAGGCGCATTCACAGGAGCGATCGGAGAATAGTGATACCAATACTACAGAGAACACTAAAGCGAGAAGTAGTAATAGACGGACTCGGTGTGCATACCGGAAAACGTTGTTCGATAAAGATACTTCCGTCCGTCCCTAATAGTGGTATCCAATTTAGGGGCGAGGAGTCGTGGTACAATGCCAATATTTATAGTTTAGGCGATAGTCTCTCCAATACAACTTTAGGGGAAGGAAGAGACAAGATAGAGACTGTCGAGCATTTACTCTCGTGCTTCTATGGTCTGTTTATAAACAATGCAATTGTGGAAATTAAAGGCAATGAGCTACCAATAGGAGATGGTAGTGCGAGTATATTCTATGACGCTATTCAAGAGGCAGGGGTAGAGGATCAGGAAGACTCCGCCAGAATAGGACTAGTAATAACTAAACCTTTTAGCATTGTGAATGGAAATAGATATATTTCTATAGCTCGTAGTAAGGAGCTAGTTATCGAATGCTCGCTAGATTGGCATAAGAATATAATAGGTGCTTATGTGTATAAGCATGTCGAGGGCGCTTACTCCGAGGTAGCAAGAGCCAGAACCTTTGCAGACAAGAAGTATGTAAATGGTTTGAGAAAGCAGAAGAAAGCACAAGGCACAGAGTTCGGAGTAAACACTATCAATATAAATGACACAGAATCGTTTGAACGAGACGAGTGTGTAAAACATAAGGTATTAGACATACTAGGAGACTTGTCTTTATTGTTTGGGTTCAGTATCAAAGGAAAGATAACAGCATGTAACTCTGGACATGCTATGCACCACGAGCTAGTAAAGGGCATTTTAAATGGGTATACACTCAAGCGCAGTAATTGATTTAGAAGTAGAAATTGGAAGCGGAGTAACTATCGAGCCGTTTACTATTATTAAAAAAGGATCAGTAATAGAAGACGGGGCGAGGATCTCTAGCTGTGTACGGATAGAGGAGAATTGTCTAGTAGGCAAAAACACTTTCATCGGACACGGGACAGTACTACGTCCACATACTAGAATTTACAATGGTTGCGTAATTGGGCATCTGACAGTCTTTGAGGGAAGAAGTACTGTACTCGACGGAACTTTAATTCATGCTCAATGTCACATAACTAGAGGAGTATCTATCGGTAGGAATGTTTTTATAGCTCCTCTGTTTGTGGGAGCTAATGATACTAAAATGTGCCATAAGCGAGACTGCCTTGACTTTGAAGTAAAGGGGTATAAAATAGGAGACGGGGCGAGGATAGCTATAGGAGTGACCGTACTACCTGATGTTTACATAGGCACTAACGCAATGATCGGGGCAGGATCACTAGTAACAAAAGATATCCCAAAAGACTGTATAGCTTATGGCAATCCGGCAAGAGTAGTAGGCAAAGTACCAAAGGAGGAAAGATTATGATGAGGGAGACTTTTAATCCGACCGAGTTACCTTTTGAAGACTTCTTGAACATCATACGAGGTATGGAGACGACTTGTGCAGCAGACGAGCTAGAGGATAACTCTATCACTTTTGTTAAGAACAACGAGTGGTTAGTACGGCTAGTAGATACGTTACGTTCTGGCAATAAGACAATCATAACCATGTGCGCTCCTAAACTAATGTCGATAGTTCAGAAGCTAGAGAAAGATCTACTAGGCAAGATGCGACCTTTTTATTTCGATGAGGTCGAGTATAAATTTATCAGAGTACACAACTATCTTAATAGTAATAAGCCTCCTAGAGTGAACTTGATTTCACCTACTGTTGTTTGTCATCCTACTGCAATGATAGGAGTAGATGCAATGCGAATAGTCTATGATCCTAAGACTATGGAGCGTCCTTTAAAAATGAAGCATATGGGGAATGTAGTCATAGACGAGGGAGTAGAGATCGGCCCGTATGCTACTATTCATAGAGCTTCGCTAGGCTCTACTCGCATTGGAGCATATAATCATATCGGTAGTTATGTGAACATAGGACATAATGTTAAGACCGGCAAGTATTGTGCATTCACTCCGTTCGTTTGTGTCGGAGGCTCGGCTACACTAGGAGACAATGTACTAGTCGGTATGCATACTGTGATACGAGATAACGTAAGAGTTTGCAGTGAAGTAAAAATTGGCATGGGATCAAATGTAGTAAGAACAATAGACGAGCCAGGAGTATACTACGGCAATCCTGCACGTAGGGAAGGAGACTGGGATGGAAAGTGGTAATAGCTATTTAGGTGGAGAGAGTAGTCATATTCACCCCACCTTTAAACACGGAGGAGATGTGGCTATAGGAAAATTTTGTTTTATCGAAAAGAATGTAGTAATCGAAACTAATATAAAAATAAGTGACTACGTTAAGATACCGGAAGGTAGTAAGATCGGTACGGATGTAGTCATAGGAAGTTATACTCGACTAGGGAAAGATTGTAGAATAGGCGACAAAGTAATAATAAAGTGTCACTCGATAATATCCCCAGGAGTAGTAATCGGGAGCGATACTTTTATCGGCCCTAGAGTAACATTACTACATCAGACACCTGATGGAACACACATGCCTTGCAAGATAGGTAGTAAAGTATTTCTCGCATCTGGAGTCCATGTAAATCCCGGAGTCGAGATAAGCGATGGAATAATAGTAGGCTCAGGATCAGTAGTAACTAGATCTCTAATAGCAAAAGGAGTATATGCTGGAGCACCGGCGAGGATGATTAAACCACATGGAGTTATTCCCGCAGCTTAAAAATAGGATGAGTAAGTTTGAGCGAGGCGAGAAGTTAATAACAAAAGAAACTAAGTTAACTTCTATGGGGAGCTGTTTCGCTTTTCATATAAGCAATAGACTGCTTAAGCATGGGTACAACTATCTAGTGCATGAGCCTATCCGAAACAAGATAGTAGCCTCGGCACATTGGGATTTTGTCTACAACAGTGCGTGCATGAGACAGATATTTGAATACTCGTTTAAGAGTGATTGGGAAGTAGCGGAAAGATGGTGGCCTGTGGACGATATGCATTTAGTTGATCCGTATAGGCGAGGTACTTCCTATCTTATCAAAGATGCGAGACGTTCATTCAATGAACATAGAGCCAAGTCAAGAAAAGCTATCGAGGAAGCAGAAGTGATCATACTTACTCTAGGTTTGGCAGAGACTTGGAGAAGTAAAGTTGACGGAGCTACTTTCTTTCAAGTACCACCTAATAGAGTATTGGATCTGAATAAGCACGAGTTCTATATCCAGACTCCCGAGGACGTTAGAAACGATCTAGCGAGTATGTATAGACTACTACGAGAGCATGACTCAGAAGCTAAAATAATCTTGACTGTATCTCCTGTTCCTTTGAATGCAACATTCAGAGATGATGTAGACGTTATCACCGCTAATAGTGTCTCTAAGTCTATCGTGCGAGTAGGGGCTGATTTGTTTATGCGAGAGACTGAAAACGTTTACTACTTCCCCTCCTATGAGATAGCTGCCGAGATAGCAGATAGATGGCGAGGAGACGACGGTAGGCATTTGAGGTGGAAAGTCATAACGAGTATCATGGAGATGTTTGAAAGGAATTGGACTGTTGCCTAGACTTATAGTTCATGGAGTAGGTCGAAGTGGTACAACATTCACTCAGCGAGTGGTCAATTCTCATCCTGATATTTGGATCACCAATGAGTTTTTGATGTATGACTCTCCGACCGGCACTAGAATATCCTCAATAAAAAGAAACCCTACTACTGCTGAAGACTACTTCCGTAAGCTATCCTTAAAGACGAAGTGGAACCAGAGCGAGGAGCATTATTGGGATGTACCTCCTACTTTTGACGATGACTTTTTCAATAAGTGTCGTAAAGAATACTTCCGAAGTATAGCAGACCAAGAAGATAGAAGAGAGTGGATATGGACAGTAGAAACGATTCTATTTTCAAAATATAAGTATTGGGGAGACAAAGTACTAGAAGTAGAGACTCTAAGAAGGCTACGGGATTTGGGGCTTGACTTCAAAGTTATATATGTACTGCGAGATGGTCGAGACAATGTGTGTTCTCGTAGGAGGTACAGATTTGGAGGCGGAGCTAGTCTATGGTACGAGGGAGTTAAAGAATGGCTAGAGTTCGCAAAGAAAATAAAGCCAGAGTATTGCTACACCATACGATTTGAGCAACTAATCTCAGAACCATTGCGAGTACTTACGGAACTAGCAGCATGGATTGGAGTAGATCACGAACCGCTACTATCTGGATTTTATCAGAAAGTAAGAAAGAACAATATAGGAAGATGGAAACAGGAGTTGCCGAATTGGAGGTATGTCTTTAAGGGCGAGCCTCTAGTAATGCTTAGACGATTAAACTACCTATGAGAATTTTATTCCTGTATCGAGACAACCCTAACGGAGACTCTAACAACGTAGCGAGAAGAGTGCATTTTGGATTTGTCTCAAAACTAAACGAGCTACCTAACATAAAGTTAATTACCTATGGGCCGGGAGTGCCTACTCCTTTTGGGAAAAAATTTTATCATAGTAAAATAACTTTTGACGATCTAGTATCGGAGTTCAAGCCAGATGTAGTCATGATCTATCCGATGACTAATGTATACGCATGGATTCCGAAAGGATTTGCGAGTAGTAGTATCCCCAAAGTCAGTATTGAGTGTGATTGGTGGGCTATGACTCCCAACCAAAAATCTTGGCTAATAGAGCATAGGATCAACTTAATAATCCAGCGAGGATACATAATAGATAAACTAAGAGACATTCCTAGTGTATGGCTGCCGTTCTCAGTATCGGAAAGGGAGTTTATAAAAAATCAAGGAGTGCCTTTAAAGTACCGGAAGTATAAGATTGGGTTCATTGGACGAGGGGCCGAGCGGAGAATGAAATGGTCAGGAGTCTATCAGAACAGATTCAAGGCAGTGTACGCTTTAAAAAGTCACGGACTTATAAACATCGAAGGGCGAGTAGGGCACGCGAGATACCCCGCATGTGTCGCTAAGTACCGATGCTGTTTTAGTGATTGTGGAAGACTAAGCTCGCCTCCTGCTAAGACATTTGAGATTATGGGGAGTGGAGCGTTACTACTGACCGATTATTTTAATGGACATAATGAATTATTCGATGGCGAGGAAGTGTGTAAATTCTACAATAAAAAGAATCTAGTCAATGTAGCAAAGAGTATTTGGAATGGGAACATGGACGAGCTACAGGAGATAGTAAACAGAGGAGTAAGCATAATAAACAAGAGACATCTTGACAGACATAGAATAGGGGAGCTAGTTCATATTCTTACTACTTATCTCGAAAAGCGCAAAGTCGAAAAGATATGGGGAAACTAAATTTTGTGAAATACCAAAGACTGTTCGAGTCTGAAGTAATAAGCAAGGGAGTGACTAGCGGTGTTATAGGCAAGAGTGCGCTAGTTAACGTTAGAAAAGGAAAACTTGCCTATACTAAGTATGCCGAGTACTTAGGCGCTATCGTGGACAGCGAGACGCAATTTGTTATCGACTATTATGGGTATTTAAAATGGAGCAAAGGCTTCCTTAAACTCATAAGAGATAACGAGGAGGCAACCAAACAGATCAAGAGTATTCAGTCTACAGTAGTATACTTCGCGTCCATTAAGATTGAAGTGATTGCAGAGCTTACGAGCAATCAATATCTACGAGGAGGATTTTCAGAGTTTAAAAAAGAGATACTCTACTGGAGGGGTTTTGAAAATAGAAAGAAGACTCCGAGAGAATCAATCGTTGAGGGAACGGATAGACGAGTTGCGGTGTAGTAAACACGAGCGAGACATTTTAATAGCTTTACACGAAGCAGTAAAGCAGGTGAGAGGGAGCCGTGGGAAAACAAAAAGTAAGCGTAATAGTTCCTTACGTAAGAGAGTGGCCTCAAATAGCATTCACTCTAAGAAGCATTCACGAGGCGCTAGTAAACGTGGATCACGAAGTCTTAGCGATAGACAATCTGCAAAGTACTATGAAAGAAGACAGAGGGAGCAAAAACGTAGCAAGCATGGCAAAGGAGTGGACGAAGACGGGTAACTCGTGGCTCCGATACTTTCACTATACAGATAAACTCTCGCACTGGCATTGCAAAAATTTTGGTATGCTAGAAGCAAAAGGAGACATCTACTGGTTTATCGATAGTCACTGTATAATGCCTCACTCTGCCGAGGAAGCAGTGAAGTACTACCAGCAATACTACAAGGAACTGAATGGTAGTCTCCACATGCCTTTGACTTACCATATACTAGAGCCAAGACAGCTAATGTATAAGGCAGTAGTAGAAGTGCCTAAGTCAGACTACCACTATACTTTTCACACTTTGAGTCAAAAGAAATATGAGAAGCACAGATGTATTGAGGTTCCTGCAATGTCTACTTGTGGTATGATAATCCATAAGTCATTCATGGACGAGATAGGAGCATGGCCCGATGAGTTAGGCATCTATGGTGGTGGTGAGAACTTCATGAATTATGTAATGGCAGTACTAGGACAAAGAAAGCACGTATGGATCGGAGACTCGCTATGTCATCATGGAGACAAGCGAGGATACGCTTGGAATAGTTCTGACTATCAAAGGAATCGAGGCATTGCTACTTATATGTTTGGTGGTCGAAGAAATCTGCATACTTGGATGAAAGAGAAATCCAAACTAGTCATAAGTGCAGCGGGAAGAATGGAGCGAGATATACTTAGTAAATGCAAAAAGCATAGAGCATGGATCAAGGCAGGACAAATATGGGAGATCGAGGAGTGGGTAGACAGATGGAAAGGGCACGAGTTACTTAAAGGAGACTACTAATGCGAGATACTAGATCAGTAGAGATTGCAACTAAAGTAGCACTATCTTTTCTAGGCCTTCCTTACAAGTGGGGAGGAGATGACCCACTAGTAGGTTTTGATTGTAGCGGGTTTATTATTGAGATTCTAAAGTCAGTAGGATACCTACCACGATCAGGAGACTGGCGAGCACAGGATCTATACAATCGATTTAATCAAAATTCATTTAGTGTCGCCGAGGAGGGATGCCTAGTATTTTGGCATAATAATATATCTACTCTACCTCCGTATAACATTATCCATGTCGAGTATTGTCTTGGGAGAGAGCTATCTATAGGAGCGAGTGGTGGAGGCGGTAGCACTATGACTGAGGCAGATGCGGTCGAGCAAAACGCCTACATTAAGATAAGACCTTTTAGAAGTAGACAGAACCTAGTAAACAATTTTATAGATCCATTTTTAATATGAAACTACTACCTTTTATGGACATACCATTGACTACGGGTAACGCTCCAAATCCCGCCGAGCGTTTGAAGCAACTAGTAGAGTGGGCGAACGGAGACAAGAATAAACTTTCTGCTGCCTTCATAGCATTTGAGAATGATGGAGAGAAAGTAGATGACTACTTATTCCAAATTGGATTTATAGAGGAGGATCGCTTAGTCACTAATGGGGAAGTGATAGAGAGTATTGGTGAGTCGTGTAAAGAGTACAGGAAATGGAAAGAGTATATGTTAATCCTGTTCGAGATAAGAAATCATGTGGGTTTGTACTACAGTAAACTAGAGAGTATCCCTCCGTGGGGTACTTTAGAATATGTTGAGTTACTACAAAAAGGATACACTCCAAGAGTACTAGAAGGCCCGCACAAGGTTGGGAAGTTACGACCTAACCAAAAACGACGAGTAATTCTAGACGCTAGTAACAACATGGTATTTGGCCCACTCCTCGCATAGTCTCAAATTAGGTATTGACAAAACCACTTATTTTTAGTATGGTTAGTTATTCATTACTACAGGGAGGGAATACATGGCCGATCACTGTGACTGCTTACTAGCAGGTAAAAAGGAGACTAATTACAAGGGCAGCCTAGAGGCAAGTATTATGTTTGTAGGCGAGTCTCCAGGATACGAGGAACTTAAAGAGGGAGTGCCGTTTGTTGGTAGGAGTGGGCGACTACTTACAAACACATTAGATAGACAATTAATCCCTAGAGAGATTTGTTTTTTCGCAAACTCTGCTAGGTGTATGATCGAGAAAGATAACCTCACCCAAAAAGAAGTAAACTCCATCCTTAAAAGTTGTCGAACTAATCTAGAGACAATAATCTATCACATAAATCCTAAATTAATAGTACCGCTAGGAGCAATCGCTCTACAGCAAGTAATGAACATGAAGGGCATTAAGAAAGCCCGAGGCAATTACTATTGGAGTGACGAGTTCCATTGTTGGGTACTACCTAACTGGCATCCTGCATACATACTCCGTAACGCAAACGAGGAAGATAACTTTATTCGAGTATTCCGAACCGTGAGAGAGTTTATAGAAAACGACTTTCAAGTAAAGGATGACGATGATTTTATCTACATGGAGACTGACTCTATTAGAGATCTACTAGATGGCGGGTTTCAGAGATCCGAGGATGACTCGTGCTATGTTACTGCAATCGATACGGAGACGCAAGGGCTGAAATGGTTTACCGATGACTCTATCACCATAAGTTATTCGGTAGCTGCTAATGACTCCGAAGGCTGGAATATTATTTTATACGAGGAGTGTGCTATAAATGATCCAGATAAGGATAGGGTAATCCTAGTAGAGCGAGGAGGCACAAAAAAGAGCAGAGAGGTAGTAGGGGTAGGAATAAAAAAGAGCGAGGGATTCGATAGGAAAGTAGCGGAGCTAGCGGAGCTAGTTGCTCGGAAAGATATTCAAAAGTACTACATGAATCAGAAGTATGAAATGCATAGGTTTGAGCAACTAGGAATAGATGTTACAAATCCAGAGCAATTCCAAGGAAATTTGATTGACATATCCCTACTCGCACACGCCTTCGATGCACCGAGGTACTCCAACGCAAATTTAGGATACTTACTAGAGAGTTATTGTAATATCTCATCTGCGTATAAAGAGGAGTGGACAGAGACAGAGCTAGAGGATATGTTAACCCAACTGCGGGTAGATAGAGACAAGTTCAATCGGCGAGCATGCTTCGATGCTATCTCCACATTGCGAGTAGCAGTAGCTCAAATAAAAGAACTAGCTATTGATAGAGAGACTTTAAATTACTATGTCAATTTTGCTCATCCTATAGAGATGGGCATACTCTATGAGTTAGAAAGGAATGGAGTACAGGTAGACGAGTTTCAGTTACCGGTAGTGTCCGAGGAGATAGCCGATCATATTACAGAGACGGTAGAGAAATTTAAGGAGATGTGTCCCGAGCCTGTTAAGGGTAAGCATTACGATAAATTCGTACTGACTAGACGTACCATTTTGATGGACTGCCTATTTAAGTACGAGGATAAGGACGAGGAGATAGACATAGGATTTGGGATAACTCCCCTTGAGCTATCCCCAAAAACGAAGTTACCAAAGGTGAACAAAGCAGTATTGAAAGTACTACTAGACAGAGATATTAATGAGAAAGCAAAAGAGTTGATAAGGATCTATCAGGAGTGGGGCGAGTACCATACTCTGCGAAGTCGGTATATAAAACAGATCGACGAGAACATAGCTCCTGATGGTAAACTATATCCCACCTACTCACTCACCTATACTAGCTCTGGCAGAACAGGAGCGAGGCGACCTAGCGTACAAAATTTTCCAAAGAGAAGTAAACCCGCAGCACTGATTAGACGACTTATCGTAGCTCCTGATGGTAAGAAGTTGTTAGAGACTGACCATAGCATGAGCGAGCTACGATGGACAGCAGAAGTCTCTGGAGATCGAGTAATGAAAGAGATCTTCAAACGCGAGGGAGACATCCATTTATTTACAGGTGCGGAGCTAGCCGGTAATCCTGTGGACATAGGAACGAAGGCGAGTATGGTCGAACAGCTTAATACTATGGGATTGAATGGAGATAGTATTAAGCAGATGAGGCAGAATGCAAAGGCAGTCAACTTCGGTTTGATCTACTTAATGAGTGCCTACGGATTAAGGAACTATGCCTATCAGGGATTTGGAGTTAGGTTAAGTGATTACGAGGCAGTACAATGGAGAGAGGGATTTTTCAATCTATATCCCGACATAGCACCTTGGCACGAGAGAGAAATTGCAGAGATGGAGAAGCGAGGGTGCGTTACTACTGTGTTTGGTAGGAGAATCCCTATTCCTAATATCTACTCGGACGATAAGCAAGTGCAGAGAGAAGCAGAGAGATTTGGAATCAATGTACTTATCCAAGGCCCGAGTAGTGACTATACTTTAATGGGCGGAGACAATGTAATCAAGAGGCCGAGTTACAAAAGAAATGAGTGCAAACCTGTTCTGTTTATACATGACTCGATAGTATGGGAAGTCGATATTGATAAGGTAAACACTTATGCAGGAGTCATATTGGACGGCATGACAAATATTGAAACTAAAAGCAAGTTTGGATTTACTCCATCTGTTCCATTCGTAGCCGAGGCAGAGGAAGGCTACAACTTAGCGGATATGTTAGAGTATAATCCAGAGGAGGAGTGATGGCTACAGGAGAGATGACTACAAGAGAGCAAATGAGGAAATCATTAACTTCCGAGTTACTCTTAGATTCTTTGCTAGCTAAAGCTGATAGAGAAGGGCTAGAGTCTAGGCAGTTGACCGAGGAAGGTACTTTCAATTCAGATTGGATGAAAGAACAGAGCATACTTAAACCACCATATGATCCGGTGAAGTTGTACGGCATAGTAGAGAACTCCTCGATACTCCCTCAGTGTATCGATGCTATGGCGCTAAATACGGACGGGTTCGGGATTAACTTTTTCTATACTGGAGATTCGGAACACGAGAAGTCAACAGAAGTATTGGCGGAGAAGCAACTACTTACCGACTTCTTTAGTAAGGTAAACGAGAACCAAAGTTTTACTACTGTTCGTAAGGAAATGCGTAGTGATATGGAGACTACAGGTAACGGGTATCTTGAAATCATTCGCACCACTGGTGGGGAGATAGGTTTGATTTATCAGGCAGACTCTCGCTATATCCGATTGCAGAAGAAGCAAAAAGATCCACAGCAGATCAAAGTAAAAATGAAGCGAGGCAGTAAGGATATTACTGTTACTGTAAACAAACGTTTTCGTAAGTTTGTTATGATCACGAGTACGGCAAGGAATGACTACCGATGGTTTAAAGAGTATGGAGATCCTCGTCCTATGAATGCCGCAAACGGTAAGTACAAGGGAGAGGATGGATACAAGGAAGGAAACGAGGCAACAGAGATTCTACATTTCAAAATAGGAACCGATACTTACGGAGTACCTCGTTGGTCTGGAAATGTTATGAATGCTATGGGCTTGCACTCCGCAGACTATGTAAACTATGACCTGTTTGAAAATCAGGTAGTACCTCCCTTAGCGATCATGGTTAGTGGAGGCAAGCTCACCAGCGAGTCAGTCGAGGACATAAAGTCAATACTAGTACAAAAGAAAGGAGTCGAAAACTTTCACAAAGTACTAGTGCTTGAGGCAGAGAGTGAGGGAGACGTTGGACAAAATACTTCTGTTAAGATTACTATACAGGAGATCTCGACTGCCCGTAAGGAAGACTCCATGTTCGTGCAGTACATTGACGGAGGCGAGCATAGAGTCCGTGGATCGTTTAGACTTCCGCCATTGTATCTAGGTCGAGCAGATACTTATAGCAAGTCTACTGCCGACAGTAGTAAGATGGTGGCCGAGGAGCAAGTCTTTGTTCCTGAGCGAGAACTATTCGACGAGATCATAAACCTAACCATCATGGAGGAGTTAGGAGCTAAGTATCACGCCTTCAAGAGTAAAGGGCCGAGACTGATCACCGGCGAGCAGATCATCGCAGGATTCAAAGAGTTTGGCAAGTTGGGAGTGTTTACCATCAACGAAGGTATCCGAGTAGCGAACAGAACACTCGGACTTGACATTACTACTTACGATCAGAAGTGGGCAGACTATCCGGTAGCTATCGTGCTTGAGCTAGCTAAGTTAGGTATGCTTGCGGAAGTCGATGAGATTAGTAGTGCGAGTCAAACGATCACCGGTCTGCTAGAGGGAGTCGAAGATCCAGCGCAAGCAGCAAAAGTATATCAGGCATTCAGCAAACTCCATAAGAGTTTGAAAGAACACAGCGAGCAGAGAGAGTTAGAGGAGAAGGCAAGTAGTAGCGAACCTGACAGCTTGTTTGAGATTAAGGATACTTCCGAGGCAGCGTAAAATCTCATTCTATGTGATTTAATGTAGTTCTATGTAATTTAATTAAATCAAATGTCAAAAAATAGGGAAGCAGCCCCGACGACTACTTCCCTAAAGCAGAATCAATAGCTCCTGGCAGAAGAATTGATTGTCTACTTATACCAAATTCTCCTGCCTTTGTCAAGAACTTTTTTGCGAGTACAGGAGATAAGTATGTTGAAGATAGACGTATGTGCGAGTAGTGAGTTGGCAATGGAGATCGGACTTAACGCAGCAGTAGTAGTAAACAAAATCGAATATTGGATAGAGAAAGGGTATGGAGAGGAGATCGATGGCGTAGTCTATATCTGGAATCCTATGCGAGTATGGGCTAAACAATTTCCTTGGATGAGTCTAAAAACCTTAAACCGAGTATTCGATAAGTTAATTGATCTTAAGATCATTTTCAAAAGAAAGCATGGGAGAAACTACGATCAGACGAGGAGTTACGGAATCAACTACGAGCATCCCATTATGTCAAAGTGTCTAAATCCATTTAGTCAAAATGACCAAATGGAATCGGTCAAAATGGGTAAATGTATAAGTACAGATACTAACCAGAAAGAACAACAAAGACCTACGCAACGTAGGAAAATTTCCAAACCTACTAGTAGGAACCCATACCCCAACAGCACTAGAGAAGAATGGAAAGAAGTCAGAAACAAGGTTTCGCCATCCAAGTATAAAAAAGATTGGAAGCAAGTTGAGCAATGGCTAGTAGGTCAGACAGATGACTTTCAAAAAGCAGTCGAGGAGTATGCAGAGTTACAGACATGCAATCCTAAAAGGAGAGTGAAACATCCCGTTGCTTATAAGATGAGTATCCTATGGCAGATATGGAGAAAGGAAAATGGAAAGACGAGTCATTGTGATTTTGAATATGTGGACAAGTCAGAAATAAAAGTTCGATGTTTGCCTACTCTCAAGGTTGACTACCGTGTACCTAATGAAGTACATCTGGACAATGAGATGCAGAGACTATACGAGGAAGGAGGCATAGAATGAGTAAAGTTAAAATCGAGGATATTCATACAAAGAAGACTCCAAAGAGCGAGGTAGATACTCCGCTTGCCAAGGCATTCGGCAGCATTCGTAACTACTCGCTTACTATGAAAGTTGACTTACTACGCAAGAGAAAGAAAGTCACATGATACAAATGAAGTGGAGTCGAAGAAAGCACTCATTACTCGTTAAGCATCGAAGACTACCATTGGGCAACTTTGCTTTGATCCTTGACGACAGTATAAACCATTGCATCTTAGAGGAGTATACAGCACCACTGCGAGCATGGGAGCAATGGGAAGTGGAAATAGTGTATGGCATATTTAGGATGCAGTTAAAGGAGATGTTGGAATGAATACTGCCCTTACATATATAGCCGAGTCAGTAGTCAAGGCAGTCGGCGTAGCTGGCATTGAGGCAATGGCCATGAAAGCAGCTATCTATGCTATATGGAAACCACTCGCCGAGGAGCTAGCTGAGGAAGTAATTGAAACTTGTTTCGACTATGCGAATGAAGACATACGAGACGAGTATGTCGATGCGATCTATCAGAGATATAGGACAAAGATGACTGAGGACTTTGTGGAGGTAGCAGCGCCCTATGTCGAGGAGTATGCAGGATACGCATGGGATCGAGGCAGAGAGGACGCCTTTGGTTATGCTCTATCTGGACTACTAGAGATCCAAAAATCTGAGAAGTTTGTGGAGTACTATGATCGGCCCGAGTATGCCGAACCTTTCCCTAATTACTACTATGGTCAAGGACGGACTAGCAGTAGGATAGCGGATAGATTGTGGGAGAGGCACGAGATTAATTATTTTCAAAAGGATCAGGAGAGTATTATAACTGACCTAGTTACTGTTACAGGTAGCACTAAAGCGAATGTACAAAGAACTGTCAAGAGATGGTTCACTACTACTCAAGGGCAATACTTTGATAGGTTTATAGTTCCAGAGACAGCTAGACTTCTGAGTTACGAGGAAGGTGCAAGCCTGAGATCCATAGGCATGAAGTATAAGGAGTTCGTAAAGGCCGAAGGGTATTGGAGTAGCGTAAGCGAGTTCAATTCAGAGAGTAGTAAAATATTTTCTCAAGTACAGGCACTTCATGAAATGAACGTAAGATCATATACTATCGAGTCAGTACTTGACGATAGGACTTGTGATGTTTGCCAATTCATGAATGGTAGTACGTGGTCGGTCGAGGAGGCAGTAACTAAAGTATATGATATGCTTATTTCAGAAGCAGACGAGGCAGCAAGTATAAATCCATTTCCGCCGAGAAGCACTCCAACGGATTTTGATGATCCTAGAGAGTCTCCGTATAACCTACCTCCATATCATCCTCGTTGCCGATGTAGTGTGAGATCCACCAGTAGAATTGTGGCAATGCCTCAAGAGATACTCGCCAGACCATTTGACGTTGGGCCTCGTCCTACTAATAAGATACTGACAAAAGTACTTAGCCAGTATGTCGATCCTCCTAGCAAGAGAGAAGTTCAAGCGCTTATAGATGCAAGTGGCATTCCAGGGACTAGTAGATCATTGACTAGAGCGGAGAGGCAGATCCTCGCAGATGCATGGGATTCAGTACCACTGGAGGAAAAGAAATGGGCTATCAGGAACAAGACAAATTTTCAGATCTTTGTTGAGGATGGCGAGGACATTGTTAGTCGAGTAGAGGGAGAGAAAATTTTCATCAACTCTAAGTACTTCGATAAACAGAGGTACGGGCCTGATGCAATACAGCACGAGCTAAGGCATGCGCTAGTAAACCCACAAGTAGTAAGCGCAAGGGGAGGCGGGAATACGGTATGGAGAGAGTTAACAGATGCAGCGGGTGATACAAAGAAAGGCTGGAGGAGTCCTACTCATGTTAACTCGGTGTATCAACTCAATGGGAACCGTGGGATAGTAGCAGCAAACGCAGCTAGCGACGAGTTCCTTGCAGTGATAGGAGATCACTATAGAAAAGGAATGTCGATGGATGAGCTAATAACATCTGTCAGACATAAAGACTACGGGATCGATGTCTCCGACAAAATCACCAGTACAGTAGTCTCTAGCTCAAGTAGGTGGAGTGCGAGAGAGGCAAAGAACGCTGTCGAGTATTGGTGGTACACGATGGACATTGATAATAGCACTCTCCTATCTAAAAAACAAATGCTTGCGAAGTTGACACACAAGCCTAGTACTGCTCAAGTTAGGGCAGTAGCTATTCGTAACGAAGTAGACTTGCGAGACAATCTAAGAATCGCAGGGATTAAGGATGTCTATCAAGAGGGAGACAATGCCCCGTTCGATGTTTGGGTAGGGGCAGATCCGGAGAAGTGGTACTCAGGAGCGAGTAAGAAAAAACCTACTCACGTTATTGAAGTCAAGACTATTGTGCGAGGCAAGAATAATAAGATAACTATGCACACAGAGTCACTGGCGAGGAAGAAAAAAGAGGCGAGGAAGTTTGGAAAGAAAAATACTCAGGTGCATACGGTAGTATTTGATGAGCGTAATGGCAAGTACTACTATAAAGAAGGAGTAGGATCTTTTAGACTTAACTCAATGAAGGAAGTAACTATAGATGACTTGCAAGAAATATTTGGGGGCAAGGCTACAGCAGGAACGAGGCAAGTAGCTGCGAGTACAGAAAGACTGTCAGAGATCAGGAGTGCCTCACCTAAACTGCAAACTAGGAAGGCGAGTAATCTAAAGACTCAAGGCACTATCGCGGATGGCAACGTTAATGAAGTAAGAATAGTTACAGTAGGCAAAGGCAAAAAGAAGTATATCTTTAAGCCCATAAATGGCGAGACTTACTGGACTAACGATAAGTATCTGATGCAGACTATCGATGAAGTAAACGAGCATTTCAATACTAACTTTGTAAAGTTTAACCAACTACAACCCGAGCATTGGGAATGGGTAGAGGAGGAGTTCGGGGATGTTGCCGAAGACTTTATGGTTAGGAGAACTATTCAAAATCATAATATATCACTAGCACAGAGAGAGGCATTTTCTTTGGACGTAGCACACCGACTAGGCTTCGATAACGAGAATGCGATTATCCCTAAGTTTATGCTCGCCGAGGATACAGATGGAAACATAGCGGGAGTATTGGTGGAGTATATCACAAATTCAGAAGTAGAGTCAGTATGGCAAGGTATGAAGATGACAGACGAGCAGACCTTCCAGATGGCAGTATTTGACTACTTAATAGGAAATGCAGACAGGCACGATCAAAACTGGATGAGAAAGATCCACACAGGTAGAGTGACTCCTCGCACTAGAAGAACAGGTACTCCGGTCTATATTGATCACGGCTATGTGATGCCGGGACAACTTATGGACTCGGGTGGTATCAGTGAATGGAGATGTCATGCAGCGCAATACTTCTACGAAGGGATCGAGTATGACTTAGATCCTGATTGGATGCAAGATATGGCAGTTAGGATACAAACTTTTGTAGACAAAGATGCTACTACTTTGGCTAGAAGCTATGGATTCGATGCAGAGGAAATAGATGCATTACTAAGACGAGGAGACTCATTAGCAGAGAGACTGCGTGGAGGTAATTTTAGCTCGGTAGTAATGAAGCATTGGGAAGATGGTGCGTATGGTGCTGAGGATAGTTACATAGGAGGCTAAGATGCGAGTGGAAGTATATCGAACAGTAGACACTGAACAGGAACTACTTTTCAAAGTCAGTCTTAAGGATGGAGTAGCTGACCTGAGCGAAGTTCCTGAGAAGTTGAAAAATACTTGGCTAGCAGTAGGGATACCCTTTAAAGGCAAGCCGGTGAAGCCTGACGAGGGAGAGCTATTTCTACGAGCAATAGCCAGCGACTTCAACGGATCTATGGTGAGGTCTAATGATCCAATAGAGGAGTAGTAATGAGTTATCAAGTGTATGACGAGAATGGATATATCGGAGACTTCGCAACTACTAAGGGTTTCGATGACTTTATGAAATGGTGCGAGTCTACTGAGGATGACGAGATAGTCTCCTTTGCACAGAACGCAATGTCAATTTACCCTATGGCACTGGACGAGGCACTCGATGATTTTGCTCCACCACTAGGAGACTTGAAAAAAACTTACGATAACTTTAGAGAGTTATTACCTAAATGTGAAAGTATCGTCATGGTATCTGACGGACTCAATGACGATCTAGAAGACGAGGAGGAGTTAGAGTAATGGGATTAGCAGAAAATATGGAGTCTCCGCAATGTGCCTCGTGTACTTGGAAAGATCCAGAGGAGTACTTATGTCCTGCATATCCTTATGGGATACCTGTAGACATACTGCAAAATAGAATACTTCACAGCGAGATACTACCGGATCAAATGGGAGACTCGATCTACACCGCAGTAAAAACTTTTTCAAAATAATCCTTGACAAATTCTTTTATCTATGGTACACATATTCTGTACCATCGATCATACCTTTGTGTACTCGGCAGTAGGCGAGTACTGTATTTCCCTCTCTGAAAGTAACTACTAGTGGAACTCCGATACATTATAAATTTCTTAAGGCTCATAGGTTCTGGAGAGATTAAAATCTCTGACGAGGAAAGTTGGGCAAGAACTAATTGTCCACTAGCTCCGTTTACTCATGCCAAAGGACGAGACGAGAATCCCTCATTCGGTATAGTCTCTAACGATACTGGAGAGAGTGCCTACCATTGCTTTACTTGCGGATCAGGCAGACTGTGGGATCTAGTACACCGGATGAATTGGACGGTAGGCATCCCGAAACGTGCGAGGTATCTGTTCGGAGCAACAGAAATATTTGGAGATGAGCAACTAGGAGATCCAAACGACTTTACTATAGGAGATGGATTTGATGATGTACATGCGAGAGTATTTTTAGGTAAGAAAAAAGTGAAAGTACCTGACGAGATACTTGAGAGTTATCCACTACTAGAGGACTCTCCCTTTGAAGGTAACAAAGACGAGATCGAAATGTATTTCTTGTCCCGAGGTATAATCCCTGATTACCTGCATGAGTATGGAGTCAGGCACGATCCTACTCGTCACTTGATTATCTTTCCTATGACCGACACCGATGGAGAAGTTTACCGACTGCATGTTAAGCTAGTACTGGAAAAAACATTTTGGTATCTCACGCCAGAGCTACTAGGATGTGCAGACGAGTACGAGCCGTGGGGTAGGAAAGACTATTGGTTTGGTATCCAGTTTCTAGATCCTGCATTACCTGTAGTATTGGTGGAGTCGGAGACAGACTTGTTACGCCTAAGATCATTGGGAGTCAACAATGTCCTCGCTGCTTGTGGAGGTATCAATAAATGGAAGGTAGCGAGGATACCAAACCATACGATTTATCTAGGCTTCGATGCGGATCAGGCAGGCAGTAAGTTTACAATGAAAGCAATCGACTTGTTTAAAGGGAGGAGACTTTTTAAACTGGATTGGAGCCTAGTAGATATTTCTTACTACACACCAAAACGCAGAATCGAAAAGAAGAAACCGGCGAATGATGCTGGAGACTTAGAGACATACGAGCAATACTATTATATATTAGAAAACAAAATTTCAGTAGGGGAGTTAAATCCTGTACCTACTAGTAGTGGCTATAAAGACTTATGGGCATAGTAGAAGACTACTCCGACTTAGAATTTGATGAAGAGAAGTACTACCTAGGCACTCTCTGTAGTCATGGACATGATTGGAATAATACCGGTAGGAGTCTCAAGTATAGGGGACACCACAATTGCTATGTGTGTAATAGAGATAGAAGTAAAGCGAGGAGAGAAAGGGTAAATAAAGATCCAGAAGCATTAGCAAAAAGAAGGAAATATTTCAGGGAGTATATGGCAAGGCGTAGAAGTGAGGATGTTGAAGCCGATAATTTAAGAGTACTTCAATACTACCATAAGAATATTGAAAGATGCAGAGAGCTAAACAGAAAACAGTATTGGAAACATGTAGATAAGAGAAGAGCATATGGTGTGAAGTACTATTGGGACAATAAAAAAGAAATAAATAGGAAGCAAAAAGAGTTCAACAAAGAGAATAGGCTTAAGAAGAGTATACAGTTTTTGAATTGGCGGTTAAGAAATCGGGATTATAGTAGCATCAGAAGTAAAAAGTGGAGAGCGAACAAGGGAAAGTATCTATACAGTACTTATTTTTGGAGGAGGGCGTGGAAGGAGGTGATTGACTTAGTGGATAGTGGTGAGTTGCCAGATATAGTTGCTATAGGCGTAATGGAAAAAATAGACAGGGC